AGAAAGGAGCCGAACCTCCGGCCGGGGTAACGATATATCGGGTTCCTTTTAGGAAAAATGAAGAAATTAAAATGTGAAATTTACAGAGATTCAATGCAGAATTATAAAAAATACGGAATACCGAGTGCGCAATTAATTATCGCAGATGTTCCGTACAACGTAGGAAAAAACTTTTATGGCAGTAATCCGATGTGGTACAACGGCGGAGATAATAAAAACGGAGAAAGTAAGCTTGCAGGAAGAGCGGCATTTAATTCAGATTTTAACTTTAATCTCTATGAATATTTTCACTTCTGTTCGAAAATGCTCAAGAAAGAGCCGAAGAAAGCAGGAAGTCGCGGAAGAAGTTCTGACGCACCGTGCATGATTGTATTTTGTGCCTTTGAACAAATGCAGACTCTGATCACAGCGGCAAAGAAGCATGGTTTCAACAATTACATACCACTTGTATTTGTAAAAAATTACAGCCCACAGGTGCTTAAGGCAAATATGAGAGTGGTCGGAGCGACGGAGTATGCATTGATCTTATATAGGGACAAGTTGCCAAAGTTTAGAAATGGAGCAAAATTCGATGAAAACGGAAAGACTATCCGAGGCACTGGACATATGATCTTTAACTGGTTTACTTGGGAGAAAGATGGCAAAGATATTCCCAAAATCCACCCGGCACAGAAGCCAGTATCTGTCTTAAAAAAGCTAATAGAGATATTTACAGATCCCGGTGATGTGGTAATTGATCCATGTTGTGGAAGCGGTAGCACATTAAGAGCGGCGGCGGAACTTGGAAGAAATGCATATGGATTTGAGATTGACCGCAATTTTTATACAGGAGCAAAAGAGAAAATGCTTGTGTTCGAAACAGATAATCAGATTAGTTTCGAGGATATTCCAGGGGTGATGCCATGAGAACAGTATTGAAATATCCGGGAAGTAAGTGGAATATTGCTCCCCGATTGGTGGAACTGATACCGGAACATCACAGCTATGTAGAGCCGTTCTTCGGCAGCGGGGCCGTGTTATTTAATAAGCCGGTATCTGATATCGAAACGATCAATGATCTGGATCATGATGTTGTGAATCTCTTCCGGTGCATACAGGAAGATGCGGAACGTCTGTCCAGAATGGTAATGACTACACCATTCAGCCGTGAAAAATATGAAGATACATATAAACTGGATGTATGGGAGCTGATGATGCCGGATGAACCGTACTATAAAGCATTGCGATTTCTGGTTCAGTGCTGGCAAGGGCACGGGTTCCGTACCAATGGCAGCAAGGTAGGATGGAAAAATGATGTACAGGGCAGAGAAAGAGCTTATGCATTATGGAACTGGTACCGTCTGCCGGAATGGATCATTGACATAGCGGAACGGTTGCGCATGGTACAGATCGAGAACCGCCCGGCGGTGGAAGTGATTGAGAGATTTAATTACAGCAATGTTTTTATGTATATTGACCCACCATATGTTTTAAGTACCAGAACCGGGAAACAGTATAAACATGAGATGACAGATGCAGATCACGAGGAATTATTAAAAGCGTTACTGCAGAGTAAAGCAAAGATTATGATTTCTGGTTATGAATCAGAAATGTATAACGACTATCTGAACGGATGGAAGAAAAAACAGTTTTCAAGCTGTGCGGAGCATGGAAAGGCACGCACAGAAACGGTGTGGATGAACTATGAGCCGGATCCGCAGATGAAACTTAATTTTGCGGAGGTGCTGTCATGATTAACGGTGAGTTAAAGAAGTTAAATTAGAATTTGGGAGAGGAAGTGATTGAATGTTAGTACCTGCAATTTTATATAAAGAGCAGATAGTTAAAGAATTTCAAAAGTACTTTTATACAACAGATATGTTTTATGAAACAGGTAATAACGGGAACTGGATACCTGAAATTGCGAATTGTCCTGAAGAGTGGCAATTCCAGTATGCGATAGTAGACAAAAATCAAAAGCTCATTGGCTATTTAGGATATGTAATAGATTGGTACGTATCTAAAGCATACAACTTCGGGTTGTTTTCATTTGAACGAGGAAATTTGCAAGTGCCTAAGGATGTATTTGAAAAACTGGAAGAACTTGTAAGTACATTACATAGGGTTGAATGGAGAGCTGTTGGTGGCAATCCTGCTTGCAGAGGATATGACAATTTTATCAAAAAACACAACGGAAAGAAATATATCTTAAAAGATTCTATCAGAGATAAATTTGGAAATTATCACGATGACATTATCTATGAAATAGTTCGTTAAATCGAACTTTAACAGATGAAACTTAATTTTTCGGAGGTGTTGCCATGATACAGACAGCAGAAGATAAAGTGAAAGAGTACTGCCAGTGCATCCGCAGAGAAATAGAACACTGGAAAGTTATCAATCAGAATGGGTGTAATGATCCGTTCTGGTCCGATGGATGCAATATGAATCTGACACGGAATCATATCATTTATTATCAGTCAAAGATCCATGAGGTCTGCACAGAAAATCAGTTGCCATTACCGGAGGAATATTATTTATCCCTACCGCCGGAAGTGGATAATAATTATATGGCAAATCTTAAGAAGAAACCGCGGATGGAGAGATTGTGTCAGTTAGGGAGAATCATGACTGGACGTATTTATCAGTACGACGAGAACCAGATGAGTTTATTTTAGAATCAGATAACAAAACCAAGCGATCATCATACCACCTTCCGCAGTAGTATATGCGGTGGGTGGGAGATGATACGGAAAGGAAATGAATATGACAGGTAGAGAGTTAGAGGATAAATTAAATTATCTTGGAATGAGTAGAGCACTGCGCAAATTAGCATTGAACGATAAAATGGCAACATCCGAGGAACTTGATGTAATGACGGAACTGGATGTGTGCGATTTAGTTGTAGGAAAATACGAGGTTGTATATTCAGAAAGCGAAGAAATCGGTTTGGTACGCAAAGACAAAATGGAGGAATACAACAAATTAGTAAAGATAATTTCGAGATAAACTGACCTTTAGCCGAGAAAGAGAGGAAAAACAATGAATGAAATGAAAATCAGAATATCATTATACTTTGAAATTAAGGATTCAGAAATGTTTGGCGGAGAGGGTTCCGTTGGATATGCAGAGCGGAATATAGGTTTTACAGTCACAGAAGAAAAGCCAAGGATTTTTAAAGAAAGTGCATACGACTATGTGAAAAGAGCCATTGCAAACATGGCGAAAAGTTTAGGCGTGAGTGAGGAATGCATCAGGACCATCAGCAAAGAGGAATATGAGGAAAATACGGAGGACTAATGCAGTGCGAAAGAAACTTATAACAGCCATCATAACCGCAACACTCCTGATTGCCGGATGCAGTGACACAGCAAATGTTAGAAAGAGAGGAAAACAAAATGCTCAATAATAAAGTGTACACCAAAAAATGCATCATCTGTGGGAAGCTCTTTGAAACTATCTGCGTCAGAACACTTACCTGTGGAAAGGATTGCAGAAATGAATACCGCAGAAGAAAAGATAGGGAAAAAAGAAGCGTAAAAACATGTAGAAACAGTACATTAGATAATGTTTTAGGAAAAGCAAGAGAAGCCGGCATGAGCTACGGAAAATATGTGGCAATGATGGACGGTACACCGAAGATCTGGCAGAGAGAAGAATAAAATATTGGAGGATAGTGGCTTATGAAGTTTTCAAAACTGACTAAGCCAGAGCTTGAAACAATTATTGAAAACGCCAATTTCACGGAGCAGGAAGAAGAAATATTTTATCTTCTTGCCCGTGGACTTATTTCAAAAGAAATAGCCATGAGACTATGCGTATCAACAAGAACAGTGGAAAGAAGAATTTTTGATATTAAACAGAAAGTAAAAAAGTTAGAAGGTGAGTTAAACGGGAAATCTTTCAAATAGTGAGTTGTTGAATATTGCCATCGAAAATGGTATTATCAACATAGACACCATTCAGAAAAAAATTGAAATGAACGAAAGGAAAAAATTTATTGAAAAACACACTTACAGCATTTGGCAAGGAAAAGATGGAAAGTTTTACACATATTTGCCAGATGAAGATAATAAGAGAGGAAAGAGACTTGTAAAGAGAACATCTGAAAAAGCAATTGAAGATGAAATAGTAAAGTTCTATAAAGCTAAGGAGGATGAACCTACAGTTATTCAAGTATATTCTAATTGGATTTCTGAAAAACTTGAATATGGTGAAATAACAAGACAGACAAAGGACAAGTACGAGACAAATTTTAAAAGATTTTTTGAAAATAAGTATTTGCCGATTGCAAATAGAAAAATCCGGTACATTGATGAAGAAATATTGGAATCATTCATAAAAACAGCTATTTCAAAACTGGAACTTACGCAAAAAGCTTATTCTGATATGCGGATATTGATTAACGGAATTTTCAAATATGCAAAGAAAAAACATTATACCAGCCTGAGCATAACCAGTTTTATGGGTGATTTGGAAATTTCGGAAAAGTCATTTAAAAAGAACCATAAGTCAGACTGCGAATTGGTATTTTCTAAGGATGAGGAACTTTTAATTGAACGATTTGTAATGGAAGATGAGCCTACATTGATAGAACTTGGCATTATTTTGGCATTTAAAACAGGATTGAGAGTTGGGGAAATATCTACCCTCTCATGGTCTGATGTCGGAGAAAATAAGATACATATATCAAAGACAGAAATAAGATATAGAGATGATAATGGCAAATATGTATTTGATGTTCAAAATTTTCCTAAAAGTGATGCCGGGTTTAGAGATGTTATAATTACCGCAGATACCAAAGAACTTATGAGAAAAATAAAAATGCTCAATCCATTTGGGCAATATATTTTTATGAAAAACGGTAAACGAATAAAAGGTCAGGCATTTACAAGGCGGCTATATGTGATATGTGATAGAATAGGAATTGGTGAACGTTCAATTCACAAGGCAAGAAAGACATATGCAACAAAGTTGATAGATGGAAATGTTCCAGAATCGGTAATAAAAACACAAATGGGGCATACAGATATCAGAACAACTCTCGATCATTACTATTTTAATAACAAGACAGAGAGTGAAATGCAGGAATATATTGCAAAAGCATTATCAATGTAAAAGGTAACACGAGGTAACACCTTTGGAGATAAAGAAATTCAGTATTTATGCGGGTTTGAGAGAATTGATACCGAGTTCGAATCTCCCTTCCGCTACTTTATTTTTATTTAAGAAAACCTTGTGAAGCCTTGATTTTACTGAAAGAAAGGAGTTTTTGAATGGTGTCTTTTCTAAAGGTCAAAATCAAAGGTAACACTAAAGGTAACACGAACGGATGTATGGACGCTTAATGCGTTCTTTTTTTGTTGTATTTTTTGACGGCAAACTGTCGGAATCGTGACGGTTTTGCCGCCTTTTTTTATGCAAAAATATAATCAAAGGGAGGGATGGTGGTGTTTTCAGATGAAGTTCTTGAAAAAATTTTTGCCAGAAAAGAGTTACAGTCCTTGGACTTATCAACGCAGTCGTCTATCATACACGCAATAGAAGATGTTTTAGAGGAGGTCAAACAGGATGAATATGAGCGGAGCATACCAGAATCCGATTTATAATCAGCAGATGCAGCAATACGGGCAGCAGTACGCATACAATTCGTATATGAATCAGCCACGCATTGATAATACACAAAATTATATGCAGGCACCGCAGCAAATTCAGCAGCAGATCCCGGTTCAAACTTTTGGCATAAATGGAAAAGTAGTTCCGGCGGTAGAAAACATCACTGCCAATGATGTGCCAATGGATGGCAGCGTTGCATTTTTCCCAAAACAGGATATGACAGAAATATACGCTAAAAGTTGGAACGCAGATGGCACAATTCGCACAATCGTTTTTAAGCCAGTTTCGCATGATACTGTTAGCAATTTATCGCATGATACTGAAAAATTGAAATTTGACCTATCAGACGAGTGCACAGGTGCATTTATGCAGAAGTTTGATGAACTTTTTGGGAAGATTGAACAGATAGAAAACCGATTAGATAAAATTCCAAGCAGTCAAAGAAAAACTTCACAGGTAAAAAAGGAGAGTGATCCAGAATGAATCCGGCACAATTATTGTTAAATCAGATGATGAATTCTCCGCAGGTTCAAAACAATCCTATGGCAAAAAATGCCATGCAAATGTATCAAAGCGGAGATACAGGTGGACTTAAGACAATGGCAGAGAATCTCTGCAAAGAAAGAGGAATTACAGTAGATGAAGCAAAACAAAAGGTTATGAGTATGTTTAATCATTAGTACATTTTGGGTTGCGCGCACAATAACCGGTTATCCCATTTGTAAATAAATCAGATGGAGGTAAACAAAATGTTTAATGGAAACGCATCTCCTAGTCTTGCTGATATTGCAGCAGTGACAGGAAACGGAAGAAACAATGATGGCATGTGGGGCGGCGATGGCTGGTGGGCTATCATTATCTTCGCAATGATCTTTGGCTGGGGCGGCTTTGGCGGCAATGGCTGGGGAGGAAACGGAGGTATAGGAGCGACAGCATCTGCATACACCGATTCCGCAATTCAGCGTGGATTTGACACGCAGGCTATCATCGGAAAGTTAGATGGTATCACAAATGGTCTCTGTGATGGTTTCTATGCTGTAAACAACTCAATGTTGACCGGATTTAACGGCATTAACACGAATGTCATGCAGACCGGATTTGGCATCCAGCAGGCTATTAACGCTGATACGGTGGCATCCATGCAGAACACAAACGCATTGCAGGCACAGCTTGCTAATTGCTGCTGTGAGACCAGAGAAGCTATCCAGGGTGTGAACTACAATATGGCGCAGAACACCTGTGCACTGCAAAACACCATGAACAGCAACACAAGAGATATCATCGAGAGCCAGCAGGCAGGAACAAGGGCAATCCTTGATTACCTGTGCCAGGAAAAGATTTCTTCCTTACAGGCAGAAAATAGCGACTTAAGAAGAGCAGCTTCTCAGGACAAACAGTCTGCATTGCTTACAACAGCAATGTCAGCGCAGACACAGCAGATTATCAACGCTGTAAATCCGGCTGCAATCCCGGCATATGTTGTGCCAAATCCTAACGCTTATGCGTATGGTTGTGGATGTAACACAGGATGTAGCTGCTAAAAGTAGCTGCTAAAAGTAGCTGCTACACAAAATTGAATAATTGAGTATCTTAATTGAGTTTAACTCGATTATGTCTGCTGTGCAGTATTGCTTATAAACACAAGGGCAGACTATAATGTTTGCCCTTATTTTTTGAAAGAGAGGTAAATAATTATGGCAGAATTTACAGGGATTGCAATTCAAACTGTCGCGCAGGGAGAAGATGTTGCATTTACAGAAACTCCGGTATGCGCAACAAAATGCATTCTTCATAGACAGGGAAGCGGCATTGTCAAATTGAGAGGACTTACAAATCAGTGCCGGGCAAGATTTTTGGTATCTTATTCTGGAAACATTCAAATTCCTACAGGTGGCACAGTTGAAGCTATTTCACTGGCTATTGCAATTGACGGAGAACCGTTGCAGTCAACTCGAATGATTGTTACACCGGCGGCAGTTGAAAACTTCTTTAACGTTTCGGCGCAGGCATATGTGGACGTTCCTCGCGGTTGCTGTGTTACGGTAGCGGTACAGAATACGTCTACGCAGGCAATCGAAGTTCAGAACAGCAATTTAATTGCAGTCCGGGAAGCGTAAGGAGGGCGGTTTTATGGATATTATGAGAATGCACGACATGATTGAAAAACTGTCTGAATGTGCTAAATGCGAAATTGACAAAGGAATTGAAAATATAGACCCATGCGAAATGGGACAGGTTACAGATATGATGAAAGACCTTGCAGAAGCAATGTATTATCGTACATTGATGAAAGCAATGGAAGAATCCAGTGCAGATGAAACAATGGAAATGTTTGATCGATTCGATGACGGCAGAAGATTTTATGATAACTACCGCTATGCAAACGGCAGATTTGCTCCAAAGGGAAGAGGAACGCGGAGAGGATATGAAGAACCTCCGTACTGGCACATGACACCAGAAATGTACCGGGAAATGGAACACGACCGCGACATTGATCGACCACATGGGCGAATGTATTACACAGAGCCTACAATTGCGGCAGATGGCGGTATGCGTGACCGCAGAGAGGGTAAAAGCGGAATGAGCCGTAAATCCTACATGGAAAGCAAAGAACTCCATAGAGGAAATACGCCAGAAGACAAGGATGCAAAAATGCGTGACCTTGAAAAGTACATGAAAGAGCTTTCGGAGGATATGGCGGAACTTATCTCCGATATGACGCCGGAAGAGCGCACAATGACAAAAAGCAAGCTGTCAACGCTTGTTTCCAAAATGTAATGGCAGGGGCAGGAATGCCCCTGTTTGTTTGAACATTGACAACTGAATATCAGCTAGTGATTTGTGGATTTGAATGTACTGCTCCCAAAATATGGGTGTTGATTTTTGAGGGAAATTTTTTGAAAAAAGATATTGACTTTTTGGTGTGACATAAATATAATAAAGGTGTGACAAGAAAGGAAGTGATTCAATGTCACCAGCAGGTCGTCCAAAAGTTGATAACCCAAAGTCAAACAGGTTCAGCATTCGTCTTGATAAAGAAACTGAATTAAAATTGAGATTGTATTGTAAAAAATACAATCTTACTAAAGGCGAAGCTATAAGACGAGGAATTCATCTTCTTTTGGAAAAAGAAAAAGAGTAGTCAAGCATTACTTGGCGGTAACTGACTACTCTGACACCAATCCGAAATGAATTGATAAATCAATCATATCACTTTCTTTCGGAGGAATCAAACATTTTTTGAAAAGAAAGGCAGTGAAAGATAATGAACAAATTTTTAGAAATAGTATACGCAAGTCAAATTGCAGATGAGGAACAGGGTGGGAAATGGCGCGAATTTTTTGAGCCGCTCATGGAGAGACTTAAGGGAATTGTGAGCGAAAGCGTTTATGATGAATTGCTTGAACTTCTTATTGACTGTACTACTGACAATAACCGCTTCTATGCCGTAGAGGGCATGAAACTTGCTATTGGCATTATGGACGGAACTTATGTTCCGAAAGTATAAGAGAGGGAGATTTGCTGATGAACGATATTCAGATTTCAGAAAATAAAGAAGAACTGACACTGACAACTATCGACATTGCGGACATGATGGAAATGCCTCACTGGCAGATTTTAAGAAAGCTGGACGGAACGAAAAAAATCAAAGGAATTATACAAATTTTAGGAGACAACAAAATTGTTGTTACCGACTATTTTATACCGTCTACATACTTATCTGAACAAAATAAGGAGATGCCATGCTACAAAGTAACCCGCATGGGATGTGAGTTCCTCGCAAACAAATTTAACGGGGAAAAGGGAATTGTCTTTACTGCTCGATATGTGAAACGATTCCACGACATGGAACAAGCGCTGAAAAAACCGCACCCTGCAATTACGGAGAAAGACCCGTTTGAGCACTGGGAGATTCGATGGAAACATGAAACGGAAACATGGTTTTCAAAGAACAACTGGAAGTTAAGTATAATCCTAGAACGGTTTGGTTGGACTCGAAAATTTTTATATCACAAGATTCTCGTGGAATTATCGGATCTGCACAACTTACGCGCAATCGAAAAGGCATATTACGCCAGTTATGGATATCCACCGGAATACGCTCTTGATCTGCTTGATTTTAATAGAGACCTCAACGATACGGCGACAAGATACATCAATTACCTACTTATTGAAGAATAAAAGGTAAAATAAGCATGAATTTAGAAACCACTAGCTGATATTTGGCTGGTGGTTTCTTTTTTGGAGGTAAAATATGTTTTTAATAAATGGTATTGAATGGAAAATAGAATTTGTTCACAGTGCAAGCGGAAAGCTGATGCGCTCTGATGGCTCTACCAGCCTTGCTGTGACCGATTGGAACGACAGGGCTATATATGTTTCAGATAAACCGAAAAATGGCTATTTGCGCAAAATACTGGCTCATGAGCTTTGCCATTGTTTTTGTTTTTCCTATAACATTCATATGCCAATTGAGCAGGAAGAGTATCTTGCGGACTGGATAAGCCTGTATGGGGCAGATTTAATTTATTTGCTGGATGATTTGATGGCAAACATTGATTGGAGGGCAGCATAGTGGACAAAATAGATGAATTGCTGCGGTATATTCACAGAACAAACCCGGAAATGACAAGGGAAAAGCTGATAAATGAACTAAGCAGAAGTGATTACGCCGCACGTTCTTTGCTTTTCACAAAAGAAGTTGTTTGTCAAGGAGAAAAATAGTAAAATGTTTTTGGGGTGATAGTATTGTACAATGGATGTCATACATCTTTTGATGTTATGAAAGAATATATGATCTATGGAGCGGAGCTTGATGAAAAATATCAGATCCCGATTGTCCCGGCATGCAGCTTGGATTATTTGCCGGAGGACTCCATAGATTTTGGAGAGAGCTTTTCACAAAAGATAAAAGGGCATAAGAAATTAAATGTAAACTTTTATATTGACGATTCAAAGTTTCAAAGACTGTGGAATAACCCGGATAAATACCTGGAGCACTTGAAGTGTTTCCACTCGGTCTGTATGCCGGATTTTAGTATTGCTACAGGCGATTGTGGTATGCCGTTTGCTTTGAATCTATATAACGTGTACCGGAACCATGCGCTTGCACATTATATGCTGCTGAACGGGATCCGTGTTATACCGTCCGTAGGCATCCCGGACAAAGACAATTATGATCTTTGCTTTGCCGGGTACAGTAAAGGCGGTGTGATCGCTGTATGCACAAATGGAAGAGTTCGGGCAAAGGCAGCTCGGATTGAGTTTTGCGAGGGATTCAAAGTAATGACAGACAGGCTACAACCGCATACAGTGTTGATCGTCGGGAAGATACCGGATGAATTGAACACAGATGTAAAGATTGTAAATTACAAATCACGCAACCAGAAAGTAAATGAGGAATTTTCGAATGGGAACAAGAACAACAAAATCACAGAAAAAACAGAAACAGACCGAGAGCCAGAGAAAGAGAAGAGAGCGAATTAGTCAAATTTCACAAGTTGCGAAATGACGCATAATAATTTACTGTGCATATTGTCTTTTCACAGTTGGAATCTCATTTTCAACTTTTGAATTTTTTTCTTCTTGGAAAACGGCTCGAATTTGAAATCAGAAATCAGAATTTTCACACCCTGGCGGTCTGCCGGTGATGTCTCCAGACGCGCCCCGGATGTCTGCTGGTGGAGCGTGCCCGGACAAGATAAACGCAGCATTTACAGGTTCGCGACGTCGTAAAAGCGATTTACAGGCGTTTCGTGCTGTGTATATATAAAAGTACTGCATTTCCTTGCACAAGCCTTAAAATGGCTTATACGCGTCTGCTTAAACGTCATTATATGACTGAGCGCGCACCTTGTCAAGCTGCAATATATCCGGGCACTGGAAAAAGCCGGGATGATTCCGGCTTAAAATTCCTCTATTTCTGCGGCGCTTTGTTCCCATTCTTGAAGCGTTTTGAAAACTTCCCATGCATCGTTAAACGTTTCAAAGTCCGTTCCGTTGCCGTCATTTCTAAAAAATCCATCTTTAACACTGTAAACACTTCCCATGCATGTGATTTGAAAAACTGTCTGTGCTCCGTTCTGATAAATCATTTTGAATCCTCCGTATTCTAAAATTTTCCGGCTATCCGGATAAAGGCAAGCCGGGGAATCGAACCCCGGTAAACGCCGCCGCTTGCCTATGCGTTTGCTTCCGCTCTTAAAATCTCGACAGCTTCGTCTGTTGTGTGTTCTCTGTACCACTTCCATGGCTTGCTATATGCCTTCGCCAGCGCGAAATCTTCTCGAGTTTCTAAAAAATAATTCCTAACTTTCAAAAATGCTTTCTCAGCTTCTTCTAATTTATTCATACGATCAACCATCCTTTCATTGTGTGCCCTGTCTCATCGGTGCAGGTGGGGCAGTTCCTGCAGACGGCGGCAGCTTCCGCCGTTTCGACTTAATTTTTCATTGCGCAACCAGTCCAAGCTTTACAAATTGTACCGTTACAACTTATACCGCATTTTTTACAGCTATGACACATAGTATTTAAATCGTTATAATAAATGTTATATGCTTCCTGTCTTTCTGCCTGTCTAATTGCAAGAACGCGCTCAAATGCTCTTTTTACAGTCGGGAGAACAGCCGCGCCGCTTTTAATCGCCTTAGCAAGTACCGCCATTTCATCGGCTGTTTTATCGTAAATGTGTGAAATTATGTTATCAAATTCTTCTGCTGAAATATTAAGCTCTTTCAAATCCTGCTCGTATGTTCTCATATTTTCCCTTTCTGGTCTGCCATCATCAGAGCCACGGCGACCATCCCGCGGCTGACGCTCCAGATCGGAGCGTTTCGGCTATGCTATGCAGATTTCAAACACATCGCCTTGGATATGTTCAAAATCGACCTTTTCAAAAATCCCGATACCGTAAAAGTCGGCTGTAAGTGTTCCAAAGTGGTTATATTCCCAGTTGATGCCGTTTTTTTCAAATTCCTGAATCGCATTACTGTTTTTATTTCCTGATTCCCAATTAATAAATAATCCTGTTCCTCTCATGTTTACACCTCCCTCTCAATTTCTACTTTATCAATTCTTCCGGCTTTCATTTCTTCGATGATCGCCTTCAGCTCGTCAAGGATATTTCCCTCTTCTGGTTGCTGAAAAGTGTAAGTATCATTTATCTTTCCCTCAATTTTAATTTTAACTTTCATGATCGTTCCCTCCTGTTTTTGTGTTTTTTGCTTTCCTGTTGAGATTATAATACATTATAAACGGTGTAATTGCAATACACAAATACACCAAAAATAATGTATAAACAAAGAATGATTTTTGTGCATTATTTATAATGTAAACATACTTGAAAGCAATTTTAAAATAATGTATACTGTTTTATATGAAAGAGAGGTGTTAAACTGTGCTTACTTATAAAATAGATGTGCTAGAGACATTAAAGGAAAGCGGTTATAATACAACGCGTCTAAGAAAAGAAAAGCTGCTTGGAGAAAACGCGATTCAGTCATTAAGGCGCGGCGAGATGGTCGGAATAATTGCATTAGAAAAAATCTGTGCTCTACTGGATGTGCAGCCTGGAAACATTATAAAATATGTGGAAAATGCAGAAAAATAAATACTTTAAAAATAATGTAAAAATATATTGACATTACATTATAGACGGTGTATTATAATCTTGTCGAAAGGCAATGAACCAGTACACAGGAGGGAACGGATATGAGATTTGACACTGATACGTTAAAAAACAGATACCAGACATGTAGATCATACCTTGAAAAAAGATGTGAGGCATTGCCGGGACAGATTGAAAGAAAGTTTAAAAACGTCTCATGTTATCATGAATCATCCAGATGTTACGGCATGAGTAATTATATCAACGTCGAGATACAGAACGAAAACGGCGATTATCTTGACAGCTTCGATCTGAGAATTTCAGATCATTCCCCGACGGGTTCCGGGGAGAGCTGCGATAAGTATATTTATATCGACGGTAAAGAGTGGGCGGATATAAAGAAAGAAGTGCTGGAATACATTGCGGCACGTCTTGAAAATGAGAGATAAAAAATGAAAAAGGTTGATTTGAAAGGGTTTGAAACAGGGCGTCTTAAGGTTGTTGAAAAAGCCGGTAAGGACAAGAACGGGCGCACATTATGGCGGTGCGCCTGTTCTTGTGGCAATGAATGTTTTTATATCACGTCACGTTTAACTGGCGGTTATGTGCAGTCATGCGGTTGTCTCAAGCGTGAACGCGCCGCGGAGTCGATCAGCATCGCAAGGGATAAACTTGTACACGAAAAAGGTAGTTGCTTAAATTCATACAACGCCCCGGATAATAAAAACAATTCATCCGGTATAAAGGGCGTTTATTATTATAAAAAGAGTGACAAATGGTGTGCACAGATTAAATTTTCCGGTAAAAATCATCATTTAGGGCTTTATATTAATAAGGCGGATGCGGCAGCGGTAAGAAAAGCCGCTGAAAATTTCATAAAAGAAAATCACGATGCACCGGATAAAATAAACAGGTTTTTCTTGAAAAAGGAATATCTGGTGGCGTTGGTTAAAAAATTTTGACGGCTTGAAATATAGCCGTCTTTTTTTGTGTAAAACGTAGAAAATCTTTGTAAGAATTTTACAAAATTTCAAGAATGATAATTTTATTACGGACAAGGTAAAATGATAGAATAGTATTAGTTTTGTTGCGTTGCAACACTCTTGCAACAAATTGCAACATTTTTGCAACGTAGATATAGACACTAGAGTTAGAGAAAGATTATATTCTCTCTTGTAATATTAAAAATATATATTATAAATAAGGCAGTATATTTATATAAATAATATATATAATATACAGGCTTAAAATTTAATTTTAAAATATACCTTGACAAGAAAATGATAGAATGATATTGTTTTATTAAATTAAAAACGCATTCGGGCAACGGGCGGCGGCAGCCGTCGAGGTCCCGAAAGAAACGGACTTCATGCAGCCGGTACAGTCGAGATCATCATGATCTGATTGTATCAGTTGCATTTTTTATTTTAAGTATTCCAGTACTGGAGAGAGGAGATATATAACATGTCAGCAGTTAAAATGCAGGAAGTAAATAATACAGTTGATGTTTTTAAAGATGACATTGACATGTATATAAATCTCTGGATGGAAGAGAGACATGTAGAGGATATGTGTAAAGTGTCACAGAACAGATGGTATAACTGTTGTAAATATATCTATGAGAATGTATTTAAAGTTAATCCAAAGTACTTAAAGGATGATAATAATATAAATAATGCCTATGATACAGATAAGGTTAACGAGGTATTAGATATATATATAGACCTGTGCAATGACTACGAGAAAGTAGTGAATATTGTTGGGTTTACATTCTTTGCCGGAATACATAGAGATACATTAAATGGATGGGTCAATGGCGTGCAGCTAGGCTCATCAGGTTCCGACATCTGCAAAAAACTTGACGAAATGCGTGAGGAAAGTTTGGTAGGTTTACAAGTTTCCGGCAAAGGGAACCCCATGAACTACATGCCGTCACTCAACAAGTATTGCGGTTTCAATATGCCGGGCGTTAGAGATCAGGGGTCCAGAGCAAGAGCGTTGACAGCCGAAGAACTGCCACATCTTGGGGATAATAATTGTATAGGATTGCCGAACAACTCCGACAATTCTGATTGAAAACAGCGAGAAAACGCAATAGACAATTCAAACAATTTAAAGCCCAGTGTTTAATGGTCTTAAGGCGCATTAAATCGTTGATACATTACACAAAACAAGGGTTTTGCGAATAGTTGTAAAATACGAATGGAATTTAACGAACAATTCAAACAATTTATCAATGTTCAAAGCATGATTCGGCATGGATGGGGAGGGGGTTTGATAGGTTGAGAAAATCAGCACTACTAAGTCCTTTAAATATCCTCAAAAACAAAAAGAGATTGGATGGAAAAGTATGAGAGTAGTATCACAAAGCAAAGACGTTTCGCTTGATTTTGACCGAGCGGTATTCACAGCAAATCATGGAATGATAACTGCTATGGTTGATGGAAAAACGTTTACCATTGGGACGTATGCAAATTTAGGTAGAGAAAAAGAAGTATTCTCTGATATGCACAAGGCATTTTCGGCTTTTCAAGTTATTAGCACAAACATGGATAAACAACAGGTGGCCGAAATGTTTGCAGTATCTAAAAACATATCGATCAGATGCGTTGAGATGAATGATCCTTGTATGGGAATAACTGTATTTGATAACATGGTCTATTACATGCCGGAAAAGTAGTGTTAATATAGCGCTATCGCCAAGCGGTAAGGCACTGGATTTTGATTCCAGTATTCGCAGGTTCGAATCCTGCTAAAGAAACTTGTGAGAGGAAAACAACCATGGTAATTATTAAAACGATTATATCGACGCTGGATGTTATTTTTATGCTGATACTATTTGTATCTGGCAGAGAATCCAAAGACAAAGAAACATCAATTGCATTATGTGTACTTGTGATGTTGCTGTTGCTGAACATGTTTCTGATGTGGAGGTAACAGAATGTCTTATAGTCCAATATTTGGTATTTGCTTTCAGCTGCCTATCATTTGTGCAGAGGAAAGAATACATATAACAAAATCAAAAGGACCGGACAGCACCGGAGATTTGCTCGATCTGGATAGTGACGCTGAGCACCAGTCTGAGAAGTCGGAGCATCCAGTATAGCTTAAGTCCACTGGCATTCGGTTTTTGCAAGAAAAAACTCGGCGCAAGCAATTATTCGGTGTTAGTGGACGTCGGCAAAATAAAAAGATCAAAAATACTATCATAAGCGGCGCGCTATGCGCGCTGTGACGGAACGTAGCTCAGAGGAAAGAGCAATCTTTTCATTCTTCCATGCTCTAATGAATTGATAGCCGCAGGTTCAAGTCCTGCCGTTCCGATTGAGAGATAGGTTTAAAGCTTATCTCGGAATACGAAAAGTTCGTATTTCTCCTTTCGCCACTAGGACGATTCTGTTAAGGGCGGTGCGAGACCGTCCGGTGGTATTTGCCGCGGAGCGCGGCATTAGGCGTAAGACTATATGGTGATGAATGATGATCGTTCCGTAATTTGCTGACAAGCAATCCATATAGCAGTCAGACTTGATAGTTCGGGCATCTATCCCACGGTGCCTGAGCTGTCAAAAATATAATTCCCCCATATAGTTAGGCAGTGGCAGAATGGGTATTGCAGGTAAAGAAACCTATCGGTAAGAGTGTTGCCAAGTGGCAGACGGGCGATCATCCGTAGTCAGCAACCACACCTTTTCTGAAGCCGATAATGCAAGGTTCGAATCCTTGCCTGTCTAAGCGGTCAAATTATGCTGTTTGCTTGCATGCGCTCTATGGTTTGGATGTAATCGGCATTTTGTATGCCTAGTGCAACGCATGGCACGATAAACATTATTGCTAACCGTCTGATGGCGGTTTCGGAACGTAGCTTAATTGGTAAAAGTGGCGTGTACACGGAAAACAACAACGAGAGCCGGATTGAAGGTTCGAATCCTTCCGTTCCGATGGTGCCAAGCTGATCTGATACTGTATGCGTAGCGCGGTCGCGTACAGAGATATGGAGTGAGGTGTCCGCGCATTTTGGGGAAGCGGCAACGATTGGCGGTGTTGCGGCTGACTGTAAATCAGTTTCCAAGTGGTAAACAATAGAGGTTCGATTCCTCTCTTCCCTATTTCACTCAACTCCCTAAAAATACTGTTTGGCAGGTGCGTGGTAGACAGTTGTAATGGATGGGTTGTTTAAGAAATCGCACCATCAAGATGCAGTGTTCCCATAATTGGAATTGGAGCCGGTTGCTAGCCGGTCGGGCGTTTATTCGCTTTGTAGGTTCGAATCCTGCACACTGCGCTATGCCGTATGTCCGGGTGGTGAGGGAGCGGTCTTGAAAACCGTTGGCTGTAAAAGGCTTGCAGGTTCAAATCCTGTGTACGGCGTTTGCTAGAAAAAAATCTGGCGTTGATGTGTGGCGGAATAGGTAAACGCTATTGCCGTAAGATAATTCGTTGAAACCGGCAACCTAGATGACGAGAAGTGCACTAATCATGCATGGTGCAAATCCATGCCACATCAATTTTGTATATCCGCTTAGTAATGTTCTTTAATTGGAGGTATGAGCATGATTTTAAACTGTGTAAATTGTGGCGCACCAATTGAAAGTGACAAAAAAGCGTGCCCTTATTGCAAAACTCCATATGGTTTTCGTACGAAGATAGAACTGGAACCATATATTGATTTAAACGGAAGGATTTGCAGACATGAACCGGAAATGATAGAAGTAACAACTTTGGAAGATTGTGAACCTAGGTTTATTAGGAAGTGATTGAAATGTGTGATTTTTGCAATGGGAAAGAATCATATAAAACTGCATATGGAGAATTTAAAATCAAAAAATTGGGCTATATAAATGTTATTCAATGCCATATCGATAAATGTCCACAGTATGCTAAATGTTGTAGCAATGGAATGAACGTAGCGATAGCAATGGAAATTGAATTTTGCCCGATGTGTGGTAGAAAGTTGGTGGAAGAATGACGTGTTATGATTGTGCTTACCTTGGATTTGATAGAAACGAAGTTGTAGGGATGGCTGAAATGTGCAACCATCCGGGAAAATGGATTCCTGGTGCTGGATTTGCTGACAGTGAACATGAGTGCGAATTTTTCAAAAAGAAATCTGGAGTTTCTAAATGGGATTCATATTCCGAAGATGAAAAAGAAAAGGCCTGGGAATATTTCCAAGAATACTATGTTCAAAATCCTGTTGGCAATTTAACATGCGAACAGGCTTGGGCACAGTTCGTTGAATATTTAAAAACTACTGATTCAAATGCATGATTTGATAGGAGTATTGAAGAATGAGCATGGCAGAAGTAATTAAATCAATAGAGCGTGAAGCACTTAGAGAAGCACAATCGCGCGAAATAGGCGGTAGAAACGGCGAGCCTATAGATTGTTCCAATTTAGAAGATGAACTTGTTATTGTGGCAAATAACGAGGCAGACAGGCAAAAACTTTATGAATGTTTTTATAAACAAGAGCCTATCGAACCTAATAATAAAAAATGCAACCTGACCTTTTGCCGATATAACACAGACAGAGAATGCACCAATGACGATAAAAGAAAAGAATGTGCCGAAGTTTCAAGAAAGGTGTTGTGAATAAATGAAGAAAACAAGAAGTAAAATAATCATTAAAACAAGAAAAGGCGGTTACACAAAGATTTATGCTAACGGAAAATGGCAGAAAAAGGTATACAACATAGACTTTCATGCAGACTGTGTTGGAAATGGCATAAATACTGTATGTGTGTTTGATAGATACAAGACGGACAAGAATGGAGTTCAAATTTATAACGTCGAAAATAATGAATTTGAGGTAGAACATTGCTCAGCAAATATTTAAGCTGTATATCAGAAAAAGGAATCATTATGAAAAAGAAAATAATATGCTTTATTTTATGTACATTGTTTTTATTATTTTTGATTGGCTGTAAAAAGTGTGTTGATACACAATATTCAAGTGTTACTGTTAAGGTAGTGGATGAATACCACAGAGCAGCATATATAACACCGATTTTTAATGGTAAAACAACAACAATAATTACACATCCGGCAGTTTACAAGATTACTGTTGAATATAATGGTAAAGAATATGCTATATTCGGGAGTGACACATATAATAAATATTCAAATAAAATTGGAGAATCCGTCACGGCAATTTTAGAAACAAAAATATATGATGATAAAACAGAAAAATACAACATAACAAAATTGGAATAAAAAATTACCGGCTAACAAACAGAGTTAGTCGCTAACCAACAAAAATTATTGGCAGAGGTCAAGGCACTTCTGCTTTTTTGCGGAGGTGCTTTTCTTTTGGCAAGTTCAAGCCTAATTTCCACAGTAAATGGATATGAAAATTACATACAGGTGCATGGCGTTGATGAACAGGTTATGGATGCCATGGCAGAAGCGGCAAGGGTAGCCATTCTGACAGAAAAAGATTTTGAGTATGGATTAAAAGTTTCTGCCAGAGCGAAAGAACTGACGGAACAGTTTATCTTTCAATCTACAGGTGGCACACCATGGGATTTAGAGAAATATTCATTCCAAAACAAGGTATCTTATGAAATTCTGGACAAATATTACGGAATTTTGCTTTTGGAAGCGCAAAACAAAGTTGTGGATAGTGCTTTCCAGTATTTGGAAAAGAAAAGAGATCCTAAAGAACGGTTTTATATGCCAAGAAGAAAGCAATTTCTCAAAATAGGGCTTACACAGGCTTTACAAGGCATGATTGATGATAGATATGACATCCTGTGCGTATCACTTGTCCCAGGTGCTGGTAAAACAACGGTTGAAAAAATGTTTCACGCACTTGTTGCCGGATGGTTCCCTAGAGATTTCAGTCTTTTTTATTCGCATAGCGGAGATATTACCAGAATGTACTATGACGGTGTGTACGATATCGTTACAAATACGGAAGAATATACATGGAATGAAATTTTTCCGGATCTTTCCGTGACGAGCACAAATGCAAAGATGGAGCAGTTTAATGTCGGGAAGTACAAATCGTTTCCATCCGTACAATGTACGTCTGTTGGTAGTAAGAATGCAGGTAAAGTAAGGGCTTCTAAGTTTTTACTGGTTGACGATATGATCGGCGGCATTGAAGAAGCAATGAATCCTATTACTCTTGATAAATTGTGGGATAAATACGCTGTAGATGCTCGTCAGAGAAAGATACAGGACACGGATGGTAAGAACTGCAAGGAAATACATATTGCGACCAGATGGAGCGTACACGACGTCATAGGGCGTATCCAGAATATGTACGAGGGAAATCCAAGGGTAAAGGTTATTGCGGTACCAGATGTGGATTCTAAAACAGGAGAAAGTAACTTTGACTATGAGTTTTCTGGGTTTACAAAAGAATTTTTCGAAGATCAGCAATTATTGATGGACGACATATCATATAGATGCCTTTACAAACAGGAACCGATTGAGCGTGAGGGATTGCTGTTTCCGGAAGATAAAATACGTCGGTATCTTAATTTGCCGCATGGAGAGCCGGAGATTGTAACCGGTCAGTGCGATACAAAGGGAAAGGGAACAGACTATTTTGTTCTGCCTGTATTGCAAAAATACGGAGAAGATTACTACTGCGTGGATTGTGCTTGCGATAACACGGCAGATTATGAGGTTCAGTATGAAAATGCAGCAAATGTTTTGACAAACAACAAAGTTCAGGAATGTGAATTTGAGAGAAATGCCGGAGGGGACCGTGTCGCAATGGAAGTAAACAAGCGAGTGGAAGCCAAAGGATGGATATGCAATATCACAGATACACCGACGGAGACAAATAAGGAAGCAAGGATTTTTCAGTGCTCAAACTGGATATTGCAGCACGTTATATTTAAAGACCCATCATCATATAAGCCGAATGAGCCATACGGAGTAATGATGTCTCTTCTTAAGAGATATTCAGTATCCGGTAAAAAGCAGTTGGATGATGTGCCAGATGTATTTTCAAACTTTGCGCTTAGAGTGACAAATGGAAGGAATGTAGCAAAAGTAGAAGCAGCAGTAAATCCGTTTAGGAGGTATTGATATGGTAAACAAAGATATTTTAAATCAATACTTAGATTTAAGAGAAGAAGTAAAAGAAGTAAGGAATAAAATTGAAAAGCTTGAAAAATACATAGAAAAAATTGAGCAGGAAGGAACGGTTATTGATAGCGTTTCTGGCGGAAATGGTGGAAACCAACATTTTAAAATAGAAGGAATACCATTGCCAGAATATAGGCACAAAAAAACCTTGTTATATTCCAGAAAAACCACCCTCGAAATTTTGGAAAACGAACTTCTTGAAAAAACAAATGAAGTAGAAGAGTTTATTGCAAATATAAAAGATAGCAGAATTAGAAGAATAATTAACCTTAGATTTTTAGAAAATCAATCTTGGAATAAGGTTGCCGACCAAATAGGAGGCAATAACACAGAAGACAGCGTTAGAAAAGCGTTCGATAGATTTATGAAAGAGTAAAGTTGTCCGATATGTCCGGTTTTTTTCTGATATAGTTATAATCGAAGAAGTCAACAAATAGTTGAACACTTTACCATCCCCCCATTGAACGAGCATCGTAGAGAAATCTCCGGTGCTTTTTCTTTTGCAAAGAAAAGAGGACTTTATGGTATATACACCAAAAACAATATATTGCCCTCGGTGTGGAAGAAAAGTTGCCACGCACGATGGGCGTTCAACAATGAACATTTCTGTGGAATGTAGGAAATGCCGCAAGAAAGTTGTTTTTTATCCGAAGAATGGAAAAACAGAATTAAAATCTCTTCCAATTCGGTCAACATCCAGTGGGATGACGTTTATTTAGGAGCCAATTATGAATAATAAATCTCTCCAAGATCTTGTTAAGGGCTGTTATGGGCGAAAAATTTTATATACTGATGTTGAAACCATCACAGCAGACAATATTGTCAAGGTGGTGGGAGACTGCATCGGTAATTATTATTACAACAAAACCATCATAGAATACCTATGGCGGTATTACAAAGGAGATCAGCCGATTTTATACCGATTAAAGGTACAAAATGCTGATATTACAAACAAAATAGTAGAAAATCATGCGTATGAGATTGTTCAGTTCAAAGTAGGTCAGACATACGGTGAGCCAATACAGTTTATCAGTCGAAAAGATGATGATGAAATTAATCGGGCAGTGGATGCGCTGAATGACTATCTTGTGGATGCGAATAAACAGGAAAAAGACATTAAAGCAGGAGAGTGGCAGTCAGCAACCGGAACATCTTTTAAGGCGGTAAGATTTGCAAATGGAGAAATACCATTTCAAATTGTTGCGCCTACTCCAATGAATACGTGTGTTATTTATAATCGGAGCACGGAAGAACCGGTGGTTGCGGTGCAGGAGCTTAAAGACGAAGATGGAAGATGGTACAAACTGTGCTATACGGACAACTATTCATGTAAACTTCAAAACGGAGTAGTTTCTGAATGGAAATTGCATGCATTTGGAAGTATACCTATTGTTGAGTTTCCAAATAATCATGAGAGAATTTCTGATATTGAGCTTGTCATAGGTATTTTGGATGCCATAAACAATATGCAGTCAAACAGAATGGATGGAATTGAGCAGTTTGTTCAGTACTGGGTTAAGTTTGTGAACTGTGAAATCGACCAAAAAACGTTTGAAGAGATGAAAATGAGCCATGCTTTGACGGTAAAGTCCAATAACAAGGATAACAAAGCCGATGTTGAGATTATGACGCAGGAACTAAATCAGAGCCAGTGTCAGGTGGCAAAAGATGATTTGTGGGACAATGCCTTGGCAATATTAGCAATACCAAACAGAGAGTCCCAAAACTCTGGAGGAGATACACAAGGAGCAGTATCATTAAGGGCTGGATGGGATTTTTCAAAGACAAGAGCAAAATTAAAAGACCCAATTGTGAAATCGGCAGAGAAGAGACTTGCAAAAGTTGTCTTAAATGTAATACGCGTTAAGGACAATGATTTGAAATTGTCAATGAGGGATTTTGATGTGCAAATCAATCATAGCCCGCAAGACAATATGTATACAAAGTCGCAAACACTATATCAGCTTTTAGAGTGCGGCATACATCCTCTTATTGCCATTAAAACGGTGGGACTCTGGGGCGATTCGGAAAAAACATTTTTGCAGTCTAAGCCATACATGGATGCTTTATGGAAAACCATTGATGATGCAGAAGAGCAGGAACAAAAAGCACAGGAAATTGTAAATCAATTAAATAAACAGCAAAATAAGACAGCTACCGAGTAATCGGCGGCTGTTTTTATTTTATAAAAATTCGCAAAGTTGTGAGCGTAAAAAACAACAGTGTCATTCGGTGTCGTTGCACCGCAAAAATTCGTAAAGACATATCGGAGGTAATCAATGAAAAGAGAAGAGTTAATTGCAATGGGTATCAGTGAGGAAAATGTTGAGAAAATCATTGCTGATTACGGCAGTGCCGTACAGAGAGAACAGGCAAAAGCAGCAGAGCTTAAGGCAAAGGCAGACAGCGCAGATGAGTTGCAGAAAAAGCTGGATGAAATGGAAGCAGGAAACCTCACGGAACTTGAAAAAGCAAACAAGGAGTTAGAGACAGCAAATCAGCAGATTGCAGATATGCAGAAGAAAAACGCCATCAGAGACCAGCGAGAAGCATTGATGGAAAAGTTAAAAATCAATGCAGAGCAGGCAAAAACGGTCATCAAAGATGATGGAAGCCTTGATTATGACGCTCTTGGAAAGATTACATCCGAAAAGGAAACAGCAGCAGCGCAGGCAAAGGAACAGGAGATTGCAAATAATACTACTAATCCTGGTGGCGGTACTGCAGGTGGAGAAAATAAAAAAACGGCAGATGTTGAAAATGCCGAAAGTATCAGCTTTGGCGAACCGGCAAAAAATGCAGAAGCCAAAGACCATTATGTTTTATAGGAGGTAAATTATGGGAAAACCAATTGAAAGAGACTTTACACAGAGTAAAGGAATTTTAAAATTCTTTCCTTATGAGGGTGCGGCGTGCATCGTTCCGCAGACAATGGTAACAAGTGCCGATGCAAACGGAAAGAAGATTGCAAAGGCAGGGACACCGTTCCCAAGCAATGACGAATCTTGCAAAGGGTATCTTCTGGAAGATGTTGACGTAACAATGGGAGATGCGCCTGGAACTTATGTATATCAGGGTTCTATTGACAGCGCAAAGGTAACAGCGAACGGAGTGACCGTGGAAGCAACTGCAAAAGCAGCAACACCGCGTGTCACTTTTTTTGATTAAGAAATGGAGGTATTAGAGAATGGCATTACCATTAGCAGAAGCATTTACCGCAAGAAGTCTTGGGGTTATGTGGAATAATTATGAAAAAACGCTTGGTTCTGCGCCTTACTTAGGTAGACAGAAATTTGGAACCAGAAAACAGGACAGCCTTGAGCTTAGATTTATCAAAGGGAAAAACGGTCTTCCAGTATCCTTAAAGGCATCCAATTTTGATGCGCAGGCAGAGTTAAGAGACGTTGGTGGATTTTCGGACATTCAGAACGAGATGCCTTTCTACCGTGAATCTTACATGGTAACAGAGCGTGAAGAGCAGGAGTATGCAAATTACCAGTCGGCAGAAAATTCCAACATAGCAAACCAGGTGCTTAGAGAAATCAGCAAAAAACCGATGATGCTTATTGATGGGGCAAGAGTAGTGCCGGAACGCCAGATTTGGCAGTTATTAGCACCATCTGATGGCATCCCAAGAGTACAGGTAACAATTGGCGGAAAGAGCTACTATGTTGATTATACTTCGGACAATGGAGTGGCGCACAAGAGAGATCATTACAAGGATATCTCCGGAAGCGATACTGATAAATGGTCTGCATCCGAAACAGCAACGCCACTTGATGACCTTATCGAGATTAAACGTGAGTTTGCAAAGAAAACCGGATATTCCCTTGCGCGTTTTAGCATGAATACAGAAACATGGGAAATGGTTCTTAAGGCAGAAGACACAAAGAAACAGGTGCTTGGAATTACTGCTTACAATGGAGGTATTCGTTTACAGCAGGGGCAGGTTACAGAGTATCTTAGAGGATACGGCATCGAGATTGAAGTTTACGACAAACTTTACATCGACCCGGCAGACGGTGCCACCAAATATTTTATTCCTACAGGAGTTATTTCAGCGCAGGCATCCGGCGTGTACCTTGGAGATTATGTCTTTGGAAAGACACCGGAAGAGAGAAGCGGAAGTTTAACAGACGGAAACCTTTCTATTGTAGAAACCGGTATTTCGGTATATACATACGCAACAAATCATCCGATCAACACGCATTGCATTGTGTCAATGATCGGATTGCCTACTTTTGAGGGCATGGACAGCGTTGTTGTCATGAAAGTTGCGTAGGAGGTGCGGTATGATTGCTGAATATACAGTAAAGCGCAATGGAAGATGGTATAAAGCAGGAGATGAAATCCCGGGCATTGTTCCGGGAGAGAAATCTTCTGGCGAGTACACCAAGACAGAGATTAACAGAATGAGCACTGCTGATTTACAGGCACTTGCCGCTGAACATGGGATCGATGGTGCAGAAGAAATCAGTGGAGCGGAACTGAAACGCATTTTGATCGAGCAGTTCGGATTGTAGGTGGGGAAGAATGGATGAATATACAATATTAGAGCAGGTAAAAATCAGGCTGAAACAATTTCATATTGAAACCGTTACGGATGAAGATGGTATTACTTCTGATGTTGTTGTGTTCGACAAGAAAGAAGATAACCCTTACATCGAACAGCTTATCAAGCAGGCAAGAAATGAAGTGGTAAGCAAGCGGAATTACCCGGAAAGCTACACGGATGAAAAAATATCAGAAGACTTGAAACAGTTTGAAGATGTAATCGTCAATTTAGCCGTGTACGACCATTCACAGGCAGGAGAAGCCTATATGGCAAGTTATTCAGAAAACGGCGTAAGCCGTAGCTGGAAAGACAGGGAAAGCTTGTTTGTGGGAGTATTTCCGTTTGTAAAAGCATTATAACCCCTCGATTTCGAGGAGTTTAGAAGATTGTGCGTTACGTTTTGCCGATGTTGGCAAAACGTAGCAGGCGGCACACATTGAGCGGTGGTGGGCGGTGTGCCATAAAAAATGAAAGGCGGTATATGATTTGACGATTGAGATATCAACAGCAATCATTATAAGCGTGCTGTCGCTTGGTTTTTCCGTCTTTATGGGCTTGAAGAGCAACAAAAGGACAGACAACACGGATCTTGAAGAGCGCGTGCGGGAGAACACACGCATTAACATGAAGTTGGATGCCATTTCAAACAACACAACCGAGATCAAGAATGAAGTTTCGGAGATGAGAAAAGAAATAAATTCTCACGACAACAGAATTATAAAGGTTGAGGAAAGCGTGAAATCTGCGCATCACAGACTTGATACAATAGAAACACGTCTTAATGATGACAAGGAGGATTAATGATGGATATTTTACAAAATGTAATTGCAAACATGACTATTATTTTGGCAATTATTGGCGCACTGGCGTTTGTTGTATCTGTGGTAACGCAGGTAATCAAAGGAGTAAGCGTATTTTCTAAATTACCGACAGACATTCTTGTGTTTGTACTTTCCATTGGTATTACTGTAGCCGCATTTGTGGCGTATATGCAGTACATTCAGACATCAATTTTATGGTATATGATTTTGGCGGCTATTATTGCAGGATTTATTGTTGCGTTTGTTGCGATGTATGGCTGGGAAAAGCTTTCTGAACTGTGGAAACGGTTCGGCAAGGATGTGAAGTGAAATGCTTGAAATTAACAAGCAAAAAATGAATTATTCGCTACAGAGCGGCAAGGTTCCTGTGTATGTGACGGACGATGATGGAAACATTGAATATTCGTCATATACCGACTCTGATGGAAATGTAATTTATTACCTTGATGATGACGGGAACAAGATACCGAAGACAACCGGAGAGTATACCACAGGTTATGAAAAGCCTGTGGTTTTTTATTCTTCGATCAGCAATAAGTTGAGCGAAGCACTTATAAAAGAATTTGGTGTAGATAACTCTACAAATTTTGTTCAGATCGTAGAAGACAAAGGAAAGCTTCCATTGAGCGTCGGCTCTTTGGTATGGAAACGGTCAGATGTAAGGTACAAAGATGAAGAGAATACAATCGTTGATGAAAATTCGGCTGATTACATCGTAAAAGGTGTCGCAGACGAAGGATTGACGGTTGATTTGTTTTTATTGCAAAAAAATGTGAAGTAGGTGCTGAATGGGAAAAAAAGTAATCACAATGAGCCTGTCTGAAAAGTCTGTTCAAAACGCCATACGAGATCTTAGATCCTATCAAAACAGATTGACATATAAATGTCAGCTATTGGCAGAAAAACTCGCGGAAAAGGGCGTAGAGATTGCCAGAGTGCAAATTGCTGACCTTGACGCAATATTTACATCGGAACTGATTTCAAGTGTTCATGCGGAATATGAAGGAAGCACTAAGGGCGGCGGTATATGGGCGGTAATAGCCGGTACAGACCATGCCGCATTTGTTGAGTTTGGAACCGGAATTGTGGGACAGCAAAGTCCTTATCCTGGGAAACTGCCGAAAGGTGTCTCGTGGCAGTACGCAAGTGGAAAAACTATTCATCAGATTTCAGATGGAAGATATGGATGGTTTTATCAGGACGACAATGGCGATTGGTGGTTTACAGAGGGAATGCCAAGCCGACCATTTATGTATCTGACCGCAAATGAATTGCGCCAGATTGTTACACAGACAGCGAAGGAGGTGTTTGGATAATGAAGTACAGGAAAAAACCGGTAGTAATTGAAGCATTTCAGTATGACGGAGATTTAAAGGATAAAAACGGTAATTGGTACGTGCCGAAATGGGCGTCAGAAGCATTTGAAAAAGGCGTTTTGTTTTACCAGAATCCGATTTCAGAAGACGCGCCGCCATGCGAACTTTACATTAAGACGCTTGAAGGAAACCATCATGTTACTGTTGGAGATTATATTATCCGCGGTGTAAGTGGAGAATTATATCCATGCAAGCCGGATATTTTCAAGAAAACATATGAGGTGGTTAAATAATGGCAGACAACCAGTGGGTATTTGATCTTGAAACAAACATTTTCTCCAATGTTGTAACGATAGCCAAACCAAAACTCAAGAAAAAATACAAAAGCATGAATTTTGACACTGCATTTACAACGGTTGAAAAGAACCTTGATAAAGGCCCTGTTTTCCCGACCATTTACATTCACGAGATGCCGGGGCTTGAACGTGGGGCAGATTTAGAGGGCACATCCGTAAATGCGGTGCAGGAAACAATACAGGTTGACGTCATTACAAACACAAAGCAGAGCGATGCAAAAGGGATTATGGCTATTTTAGCTGATGCCTTTAAACAGATGCGATTTCAAATCACAGCAATGCCGGAGTTTAAAAATGACAGTGAGAAAAAATTTAGAAGCGTTGCAAGGTTCCGGCGGATAATCGGAGCCAACGACAGATTGATGTAAAAGAGCCGAAAGGCTCTATTTTTTATGCACCGGGTGCAAAAAGATGCGCCCGATAACCGCATTATTTGGCGGTAGAAAGAGAGGTAAAAATGGCAGAAGCAGGATTATCTACGTTAGGCATTACGTTTGGCTATGGAACAGAAACCACAGCCGGAACAAAGCCTACATCGTTTAAACAGCTTACAAGAATTAACGCAATCGGCGGTATCAACATTGAGCCGGAACAGATTGACGCATCTGCATTAGAAGATGCTATTACCAGATATGTAAAGGGGCGCGCAGATACCGGTGGCTCTTTCCCTATCACGGTAAACCTTACGGATGCCACAAAGGAAGAGTGGGAAACACTTATCGCAGCGTACAAGGCGCTTTCCGGCGGGAAAAGAATGTGGTTTGAAACTATTATTCCTGGATTTACCGATGCGTTTTTTGTTGTCGCACAGCCACCGGAGCAGATCCCACAGCCGGAAATTGGTCAGAATGAGCTTTTGACGGTTGAAATGAACCTTACCATTGAGGAATACAAGGGCATGGACACCGCTGTAGCTTTTACACCGGGGGAATAACACGTCAGTCGAATAGTTCGGTTGAATCGGCTGACGATAACCAGACAACCGAGCCAGAGCTTGAAGAAACAATTTAAAAGAATAGGGCAGTCTTAGGACTGCCCTTTCCCTATATGAGAGGGAGAAAGGGAAAGAAAATGACAAAATTAAAATTTGGCGAGAAAGAATTACAGATTAAGTTTGGATATGAAGCAACCGTGAAAAGCGGAATTATCAAGAAAGTAGCAAAATTAGACCAGATGGAAGATATTGAAGCGGTTGACGAAATCCTTTTATTTCTTCCAGAGTTAATACTTGTTGGAGCGCAGAAGTTTCACAAAGAGGAACTTGGATACAACCCGGAAAATGACGGAGAAAAGGAACAGCAGCTTGGAAAAGTATATGCCATGCTGGATGACTACTTTGACGGAGAAGATGCAGATGTTCAGGTACTTTACAATGCACTTTTAGCGGAGCTGCTTGAAAACGGTTTTTTATCAAAACTGCTCAAAGCAGATCAGAAAGAAGCGGAGAAGAAAACTCCGAGGAAAAAGTAGAAGAACAGAGAGAACTTACATGGGGAACATATTGTGCGGAAATCCGCCCATTCTGGCTTTTAGTTACAAAAGGGTATGGATTTACCGTGCGTGACATAGACACGTCCTGCCCGGCTGATTTGCAGCCTTATGCGGATGCTTATAACTTAGATAAAAAGCAAAGAGACAATGAGATGTGGATGTGGTTTGGAACATATGGATTGTCAGCGGTATCGGTGGCAGTAGAACATTGCCTTGCCGGACGAAAAGCAAAATCAAAGTATATTAAAAAACCAATCAATGAGCAACAAGGGAAAGATGATTCAGAAATGACGGAAGAAGAAATAAAGAAACAGAGAGAGCTATTTGTGGCAAAACTTAAAGTCATGCAGTCAAACTATGAGTTGAGCCACCCAAAACCAGAAAAGAACTTGGAGGTATAAATATGAGAATTGGATCTGCAAGACATGATGAAAATGGGAAATTGACCGGTGGGAGACCGGGAGATCAGACCGGAACAGAAGTAAGTATGCAAAACTTTTATGTTCATAAAAAAGGATGGTATGTGTTAAGGCCAAAAACAAAAGATATGGCGGATAAACTGGCAGAATCAATGATTACAGCGTGCAATAATGATAATATTGGCTACTGTCAGGGACACCGGCTTGGAATTGTCAAATATGGTATTAATTCAAAAGTAAAAACAGAAGCAGATTGCGGCACAACGGTACGTGCATGCATTATTCATGCAACTGGAAAAGATGTTGGAAATTTCACCACAGCAAATGAAAAATCTGTACTTCTTTCTAGTGGCATGTTTGATGACATTGGAGGTTATGCGGCAGGAATGGTTCTTTACAACGGAGATGTTATTGTCACAAAAACAAAAGGTCATACAGCGATTGTGACAAGCGGAAACCCTAGAAAAAATGTAAAAGATCATTTAAACCCATACCCGGAACCTGCAAGGATTTTAAAGAAAAAATTTCCTTGCATGAGAGGGGATGATGTGAGATGGCTTCAGACGGAGCTTATTTATCACGGATGTCTGGATGAAAAAGATAAAAAGGGAAACAGTAATGTGGACGGTATTCTTGGAAATGATACGGCGACCGGTATTGGAACATTCCAGAAAAAAGTCGGAATTACAGTAGATAAGAAATGCGGACCGGTTACAAGAGAAAAATTAAAAGAGTAGATCAAGGACGGTAAGGTGTCACAGCTTACCGTCTTTTTATTTTGCATAGAAAGTTGGTGCATATATGGCAGACATTGATGAATTACAAATAAAAATCAAAGCTGACTCTGCAAAAGCAAGTAATTCCATAGAAAGCCTTGTAAACAGCATGAATAGGCTCCGGGAAAGCATATCGTTTGACACTGCAAAACTTTCAAATATTGCAAGCGGAATCAGAAGCATTTCCGATGCGGCTACCGGATTCAAAGGTGGTAAATCTTCGGAAATCACATCAATGGTGCGGGCACTCAATAAATTTTCTGGTGTTGATGCAAATTCTATCCACGGAATATCTTCTGCTGTGAGAGATCTTGCATCTGGAATAGCAAGTGTTAAGGCTGTTGATACAAGCGGACTCATAAGCATGGTGTCTGCGTTGTCAAAAATCGGTGGCAAGGCATCTACACAGGCGACAAAGAATCTGCCGGCTTTATCTGCGCAGTTACAAAACTTTGTACGCCAGATGAACAAGATAGGTGCATTGAATTTTGATATGACCAATATGAGCAATCTTGTAACGTCCATATCAAGGCTTGGAAGCGTTGCAAGCGGTCGCGCGGTAACAAATATTCCTTTGCTTGCTGACAATCTCAAATACCTGTTTGAGACGCTTTCAAAAGCACCAAATGTATCTTCGAATATCATTCAGATGACGCAGGCACTTGGCAATCTTTCCAACAGGTCTGGCGGCGCAATTTCCGGATTAAATACCAGCATCAGTAGTCTTTCCGGTTCTTTCCTTGGATTTAAGACATCCACAGGGAAAGCATTGATCGGACTCAAGTCATTCACAAGACAGATTTTGTCCTCTATGGGGATTTATCTTGGTCTGTACGGAGCGATCAGAGGAATAAAAAATGCAATCGACATATCATCGGCATTAACAGAGGTTCAGAACGTTGTTGATGTTACTTTTGGTGACATGTCAAAAAAAGTCAATGAGTTTGCACAGGACTCTATACGTCAGTTCGGTATGTCAGAACTGACATTGAAACAGACGGCAAGCCGATTCCAAGCAATGGGAACAGCCATGGGAATTGACAGCAGTTTGATAAAGAAAGCCAATGAGTTTTTGAACAAACAGACAGATGGCTATATTGGTCTGTCTGATTCCATGGCTGATGTGTCTTTGAATTTAACAAAATTAACTGCTGATATGGCTTCTTTGTATGACGTAGATCAGGATGTTGTGTCGCAGGATTTAGCTGCAATATTTACCGGACAGACACGTCCATTAAGAGATTACGGTCTTGATCTTACACAGGCAACCCTTAAAGAGTGGGCGATGAAACAGGGATTAGATTCTGATATTGCGTCTATGTCACAGGCTGAAAAGACAATGCTCCGGTATCAGTACGTCCTTGCCAATACGCAGACAGCACAGGGAGACTTTGCGCGTACTGCTGATTCGTGGGCGAACCAGATCAGAATTTTAAAACAGTCGTTTGAACAGCTTGGCAGTGTTATTGGTGGAGCATTAATCAATGCTTTCAAACCATTCGTAAAAGCACTCAATTCTGTTTTACTGGTTGTTATCAGCTTTGTCACAAAGGTTACAAACGCTTTAGGCGCAATCTTCGGATGGAAATATGAGGATTCCGGTGCAGGTCTTGCAGATAGTTTTTCAGATGCGGCAGAGAGCGCAGGCGATGTTGCTGACAATACCGGACAGGCGGCAAAGAACATTGACAAGATGAATAAGGGCATCCGTCAGTTTGACGAATTGAAACTGATTACAACAAATGATGGTTCTGGGAAAAAAGGTTCGGACGGTTCCGGCGGCGGTGGCGCATCAGGCGGTGCCAGTGGCGGTAAACTCGTCAAGACAGATACTATTTTCAAAAATTACGAAAGTGATATTAAAAATCTGAAACAACTTGGAAAATACATCAGTGATGCCTTATCAAAAGCTATGGAGTCTATCAACTGGGATAAGATTTATTCCAAGGCAAGAAATTTCGGCAAAGGCTTGGCAGATTTCCTCAATGGTCTTATCAATCCGAGATTGTTTGGAAATGTTGGTAAAACGATTGCCGGGGCACTGAATACGGCGATTTATGCAACCCTTTCCTTTGGTCAGACATTTGACTGGTCAAACCTTGGAAAATCACTGGCAGAGGGAATAAATAAATTCTTCAAAACATTTGATTTTAAAGCACTTGCAGAAGATATAAATACTTGGGTACAGGGAGTTTACAAGACAATTAAGACCATGATAGAAAATATCAAGTGGTCTGATGTTTGGAAAGGCGTAAAAGATTTTCTTTCAAACATTGATATTGAGACAGTTGAAATTCTTCTTGGAGCATTTGCCCTGAAACTTGCAGGCAAACTGTTAACAGGGAAACTTCTCAAGGAGACTATTGGGAAATTAATAGGAGCGAAATTCACAGCCGCTTTTGGTTCAACGGCGGCAAAATCATTGCTCTCTTATGCAATTCCTATTTCACTTGCTGTAGTAGTGGCAACGTTATCTTTTACGGTTGGAAAAGATAGCATAAAAAAAGATGTTAATAATTTAAAAAAAGCGTATGAAAAAGGCGGTTTTCTGCAATATCTTCAGGAAAGTTTTAAACAACTTCTTAATCCGTTTGAATGGATTAATACATATGGCGGTGGAGTTTTGAGCCATGATACTGTGATGGACAAATTAGGCATTGGAAATGGAATGAATGTTGATGAATTTGTCAAAAATCTGCCTAAAAAGGAAGATTACAAATCATTAGATGATTTCCAAAAAGCATTAAATGAGTTCAATGATAATATGCCTAATAAATTAAATGTACCTGACAGCTTTGATCTAAAGGCGTGGATAGATGAATGGAAGAATATAAACGGATTAGATGATGTAGATTTACGAGCAGATGTTGTTCTTCCAAATTTACAAGAGAAGATTTCCGAGTTCAAAGACAATGTCAAAGAATGGTGGGGATTGAATGTAGAACTTCCAGTTCATAACAAATTGACAACGACGGAAAATGATATTTCTTCTTGGTGGGAAGATGTGAAGAACTACTGGGGAGAAAAGAAACTGTCAGTGAAAGCAGAAATTGATAGTATAAAAGAAAAAATCAAAGAAAAGTGGGATGAAGCTTTAACTTACATTCAGGAGAATATTTTCCCGTGGTTCACAAAAGAAAAGTGGATGGAAGTAGGAAATGGAATAAAAGAGGGATTATCTGCTAAATGGGATGAGTTTTCCGATTGGTGGCAAAAGACAGGAATATATAATTGGTGGGAAAATCATGTAAAACCTTGGTTTACAAAAGAAAAATGGGATGAACAGGGAGACGGAATGAAAAAAGGTCTTTCTGAAAAATGGGACGAATTTAGTAACTGGTGGAGTACATCTGGAATTGGTTCTTGGTGGACAAATCATGTCGCACCGTATTTTACGAAAGACAACTGGACATTCAGTGGCATTTCTGACGGATTGAAGCAGGCATTTGATAATGCTGTTGCAGGAATTAAGCAGGTATGGAATAATTTTGCAACGTGGCTTAATTCAAAACTGTCTTTTTCATGGGATTCTGTAAATATTGGTGGAAAAGAAATAATTCAAGCTGGCAATATTAACCTCGGGAAAATACCAACATTTGCAACCGGAGGCTTCCCGGAAGATGGTTTATTTTTTGCAAATCACGGAGAAATGGTCGGGCAGTTTAGCAATGGAAATACAGCGGTTGCGAATAACAGCCAAATCGTAGAAGGAATTAAAGCAGGAGTAAAAAGCGCAGTATCAGAAGCATTGACACCATATCTGTCACAAATCGCACAGAATACAAGTGAAAACAGCGGAATTAAAGTTGAATTAGACGGCAAGGTAATATATGACAGTACAGTTAAGCAATGGAAGAGTGAAGCAAGAAGAACACAGAGAAATCCAGTTCCAATATTTTAATGACAAATACCGCCACTTGTGGTAGGATTAACCTATCACAGATGGTAGGGGGGAATGTACATGGGGATATTTTTAAAAGAACCAAATTACAATAACAAAAACAGAAAATGGGTCATTTATATTTTTATTATTGCTGTCATTTCAGCGGTAATATATGCGGGAAATGATTCGGAAAATAAAGATGAACAGGTAAACAAAATTGTAGACGAAAACACAGAGAAAATTGTAACGGAAGAGGAACAAAATTCTGAAATAAAATCGAATATCAAACCGGTAACTGCTGGATATTCTTTCGAAACAAATGATCTCAATGTTGTTGTCAATGAAATAGATACAGATTTTAAAGGTTATGACGATGAATACGGTCTAAACACTCCGCAAAGCGGAATGAAATATGTTATGGTTTCGTTTACATTCCAAAATACAGGTGGCTCGGATAAATATGTTGGAGTAGATGCTTTTCATTGTTATGCTGATGATGAATTATGCGATCAAGTATATACATTGGATGACAAGGATTTCTTTAATGTAAATCTATCTTCTGACAGAAAGGTTTCTTTTAATACATATTATTCTGTTCCTGTATCAGTACAATCAATAGAATTGGAGTACGAAACAAACATTTGGACTGATGAAAAAGAAGTAATAAAAATACAGTGATAGAAATTAGGAGCGCAGAGATGCGCTTCTTTTTTGATTTATTTAGCACCTATTATACACGGTAGGTGCTATTTTTATACCTATTTTCAGGAGAATAGCCATGAAAAAATATAAACCAATAGACTGGAGCAAGTGCCCGGAAAGTCGCACACCAATAGGAAATCCGAATAATTGCGTCGTGGCGGATATTCTGCCGGACGGAAAAACGGAAATCTTATTTTTAAGTGATGATAACGGCATCCATATCAATAGATTCAGAAACGAAAAGTAAGCGGAGGTGATCGTATGGCGTACAGCGGATGGCTGTTAAAGATTGGCAATTACATAGTGCCGATGTCGTTTATGAAAGCAGAAACATACAGTCCATATGTCAACATGCAGGATTTGGACGATTATACAGATGCCAACGGATATCTGCATAGAAATGCCGTGGAGCTAAAGGCATTAAAAGTGGAGTTTGAGACACGGGCAATGCTGACAAATAAGACTTTCAATGAGGTTTTAAATAATATCAGAAGCCAGTTCACAAATGTGGCAGGAAGAGCATGCTATATCACAGCGTATATCCCGGAATATGACGATTATGTGACGCAGTACGGCTATATGGCAGATTTTCAGCCTACAATATACGGAACATATGATGGGATAATTCGTTACAATTCAGTTCGGCTTGCTTTCATAGGGGGTGTGTACGGTGGTTAATTATAAATATGGCGACTTGTTCAAAAAAGATACGGTCGATAAGCAGTTATCCATCGTATCTGATGACGGAAAAATAAATATAACAAATACAGAGCTACACCAAGAAAAATTCGAATTGACCGAAAGTTTGTGTTCGGAACAGGAATTGACATTTGGATCATGTGAAGCTGCCATGATTAAATTCACGGTGTCAAATACATTTTTGCCAATGAAGGGCAGATGGATGACGGTAAGGATGTCTCTTGGTGGACATGTAGATATCCCGTTCCAGTTCGGACGATATAAGGTTGATTCTGATACGCCCACGGCAGACAGGACGTGCCGTGATGTTGTCGCATATGATGCTCTTTATGACATTTTAAATGCAGATGTGGCAGCATGGTATAACACTGTCTTTCCAGCCCATAAAGAGCAGCAGAAAGATAAAGATGGAAAAACTACGACTGTTACAGTTTATGATCCGGTCACAATGAAGCAATTCCGGGACAGCTTTTTTAAGCACTTCGGGATTGAGCAGGCTGACATTGATCTTATCAATGACAACATGTCTATTGAAAAAACAGTTTCGGTCACGCCATCCAGTGAGACAAGTTCTGATACAGAGGAATCGAGCACCATAGGCGAATCTATGAGCGGCAAGGAAGTGTTGTCCTGCATTTGTGAAATTAATGCCTGCATGGGGCACATGGGGCGTGACGGGAAGTTTCATTATATTTATCTGGAACAGGAGATACAGGGATTATATCCAAGGAATGATCTTTATCCGGCGGATAATTTGTATCCAAGAGATCCAAAAAGTACACAGATTGGAAAAGGTTTTTATGTTTCTGCAAAATATGAAGATTATCTTGTCAGAACCATTAATAAATTACAAATTCGGGAACAGAAGAATGATATCGGTGTGATCGTGGGTACTGGAGACAATGCTTATGTGATCGAGGATAACTTTTTAGTTTATGGAAAAGGTACCGATGAATTGACTGGAATAGCAAATAATACGCTCTCAAAGATTAGGGGCATTATTTATCGCCCATTTGCGGCAGACTGCAAAGGAAACCCGTGCCTTGAGGTCGGGGATGCAGTGCGACTGCCGACCAGATATGAACTGATCGAGTCCTATATCTTCAAAAGGACTTTAAAAGGCATACAGGCTTTGCGTGATGACCTGGAAGCAGACGGGGAAGAGTACCGGACAAATGGAGCGAATGGAATACAGAAAAGTATTTTGAAACTCAAAGGTAGGAGCAATGTGCTGGAGCGGACCATTGAGAAAACACAGAGCACGATAACAGATGTCGAAAAGGAATTGCAGTCACAGATCACGCAGACCGCAAGCGAAATTCGTACAGAAGTTAAAAATACAACGGATGGTTTATCATCACGAATTATACAAAATGCAGACAATATTACAGCAGAGGTTAGCAGGGCACAAGGGCAGGAAGTTAAACTTGCGGCGGCTATTAAAATCAATGCAGACGATATTACAGCAGAGGTTAGCAGGGCAAGTGAAACAGAGGGTAAGTTATCCAGTAAAATAGAAATAACTGCAACACAGATACGTTCGGAAGTGAGCTCTTCACTCAATACATGGGATTGGGATGAAAGTAAATTTGATATTATTTATTTTGGACATGGAGATCAGGGAAAGGGGTATGAACCGAGTAGTTATATCGAGAATAAATGTTATCTGAATTTAGACAACGGAACGATTTGGAGATGTGAGAAAACAAGTTCCAGCTCTTCAACATATATGTGGAAGTATCATGCTAATGCCAAATTGATAGCAAATAACATAACAAGTGCTTTTAAGCAGACTTCAAAAGAAATCAGCACGAAAGTGCAGAAAGATAATGTTATATCATCCATTAATCAGACAGCCGAATCTATAAAGATCAGTGCAAAAAAATTAAAACTGGATGGAGACACAAAGATTACCGGCGGGACGATTCATATTGAAACAACGGAATCTGTTGACAATATTATCCAGTTAAAACGTCCTGGGACGCTTGTAAAAATGGGAAATGATGGTATGAGTGCGGCAGCAGATACCAGGTTGGCAACATTCCAATATTCAAACATTACGGTGCAGGATACTTCAACTAATACTATTGCACAAATGCTATCAACTGGGAAAGGGATATCTTCTTATGGTTGGGAATCTTATTCCGACCGCCGGCTTAAGCATGGTATAGAGTCATTGGACAGGGAAAAGAGTTCTGCATTTATATTATCCTTACGCCCGTGCAGGTTTATTTACAATTATGATTCTCTTGGGCATTATCGGCATGGGTTAATAGCGCAAGAGGTTTTGGAATCTGTTGGAGATGAAGATTGGGCAGTTTGCTCCGAGAATCCTGACCAGGATGGTAACACGTATTATGCGCTAGATAAATCAGAATTAATAGCTGATCTGATAGCCACTGTGCAGTTGCAATATGAAGAAATAAAAGAATTGAAAGAAACGGTAGGTATTCTATGATAAATGCAAAAATTCGTGAATTTGAAAACGACATTATAAATTATGTAAATTTGTGTGAGGATGTCCCAATCGAAGCTAAGTACCTGGTGTTTAAGGATATTCTATATCAGATCAAGGAAGAAGCAAACCGACAGGTTACAGTAGAACGGGAACAGATGAAATTTGCAAAGGAAAGGGAGAGTGAGGACCATGAACAAAGCGCATAGTGCTATTAATTGGGAGAATTATCCGAGTGATGAAACACCGCTTAATGAAAGCAATCTTAACAAAATGGACGCAGCCATTGGTGTTATTGATGATCGTGTAATCACTCTTGATACCATGAAAGCCACAAAAGCAGAGGTGGCAACTCTTGTTGCAGACGTGACATTCGAGGAGTCGACGGGAATTATCACAGTCACGAAAAAGAACGGATCCAAGATTACAATCGACACGCAGATGGAGAAGATCGCGATCAACTTCGATTACAATCCGACTACACAGCAGATTATTTTGAATCTGATCGATGGTACGAAGCAGTACATAGATCTGTCGGCACTGATTACACAGTATGAGTTCCTTGATTCGGATACCGTGGCTTTTTACATTGACAAAGACGGAAAGGTATCAGCTATTGTCAAAGAGGGAAGCATTGAGGAAAAGCATTTAGAGCCTAACTATCTAGCGAAAATCAAAGTGGAAGTGGCAAAAGCGGAGTCCAGCCAGCAGGCAGCGGCAAAGTCCGAAGCCAACGCCAAAGCAAGTGAGGATGCCGCAAAAGCCAGTGAAACAGCGGCAAAAACATCCGAAACCAATGCCAAAGCGTCAGAGACAGCGGCGGCGAAGTCAGCCACGGCGGCAGCAACATCCGAGACTAACGCAAAATCCAGTGAGACATCCGCCAGTCAGTCTGCAGCCACAGCCACAAGTGAAGCGGCATCTGCCAGTCAGTCAGCCAGTACCGCCACAGATAAAGCCAATATTGCAACGCAGAAAGCAACAGAGATCATCAGTAAAGCCGAATCTGCAGCAGATAGCGCAACTAAAGCACAGAGTTATGCTGTGGGTGGTACCGGGAGCAGAGAGGGCGAGGATTCCGACAATGCCAAGTACTATTACGAACAGTCAAAAGACGTGTCCGAAGGCCTTAAAGGTGGATTACAGCCACATGGAACGGTAGCTTTTTCAGATTTACCGGCACTTTCAGATGTTAATGCAGGATGGATGTACAATATTTCAGATGAATTTACCACTACGGATGATTTCAAGGAGGGAGCCGGTAACGTTATTCCCGCCGGAGCAAACATCTACAAAACATCAGATGATAAGTGGGATGTATTGGCCGGAACGCCGGTTACCGGAATTAAAGGTGTAAATGAAGATTCTTTCCGCAGGGGTAATGTAGAACTCACAGCAGAAAACGTCGGTGCAGTGGCAACCGGTGGAGATACAGCCGAGAATACAGCAACTTTTACGAGTAGTGATGTGGCAGACGGATCAGCGTCAGCATGGACAAGCGTATCAAAATTGTCAAGCGGCGAAAAACACTCTTCAATTTTTGCGAAGGTGTCACAGATGTTCAAAAATGTGCGGTATCTTTATAAGATGCTTGGAACGACGGATATTTCCAAGATCGGAAATGGTACTTGTACAGGGGCGATAAGTTCACTAAACGACGGTTTAGCAAATAAGTCGTATATAAAAATCACAAAAGGTGACTGGTCTGGACTTATGGGGTCTCTTACGCCATTATTCGATACTGGCGACAAAGTAATTAATCTGATCGCACATAATGAACTTGACGACACCTATCCTGCTGTACGTGTTGGTCGGGCTGATGCAGATCACGATGGTAATAGCATTTCAACCACATATTTAAAGAAATCTGATATAAATACATATGAGTTTTTAAAACTTCGAGGATACATCGATGATGCAAACTGGGCTGCTTGGACTGGTGTATATCAAACAACACCAGATACTGTAGGTGCACCCGGATATGGAGTAGTGCTTGTTGTCGGAACATCTGCAAATGGGTTTACTGGCAGTGACTGGTATTTTCAGGTACATTTCGGAACTGATGGTTTAATACGAACAAGACGTTCTATTAATGCAACAGGTGGTGGCGGTTGGACAGCATGGGAAGTTATTAGTAAATCATAATGAGTACAGCTTAATAAATACCATAAACATACATCGGCGCATATGATATTTCTTCTTGTGTAAATGTAATTGATGTAGCTGAATTAAACTGGACAGTTCCAATAGATTTTGAACCCCACCAGAGTTGATATTTTTTCATATCATAAATTACCTGTGAGGTCACTACAAAATGCGTCGCTCTTACAACGTCGCCATATCTTCCGGTAATTACAAGGTATCTATATTTTGTGATATCCTGAACGGTTAATGTAGCGCTCGTATTAACTGAAGCTGAATGCCATCCTGCAATCTGTTCATAGATACCACATTTCTTTAAACCGTCGTTTAACGAAAACAGGAAACTTGGCACAAATGTAAATGAAAGTAGAATTAGAATAAAATAAAGAGCCCAAGAGCCGATTACATGACCATGTGTTGTGTAGCCGGCTCTTTTGAATAACAGGCCTACGGGCAGAAAGGAAAATTATGCACTTAAAATTCATCACAGATAACTGGCAGATGCATAATTTTCAACCAGTAATTAATTTTTTAACAAAATTTAAACTAATCAATCGACATTATGTGACAATAAGAAATTTACCTGTCGAAACTTGCGACCGAAAGAAATTGAATGTTTGCGGGAAAATTTGTAAAATAAAATTGTCCGATAAGGGCACTTCAAGTTCTGGCAGAGGGGCGGGATAAGGCGTTTTCTTGTCCCTCAACTACAAACGAGTTTGTAATTTGTAGCAATTTGTCAAATGGGGTTGACGGTATCGAACATAAGTTCTATAATTTGTTTATCGCTATCGGAAGTGCGGAATGATTGGAGGAAATCAATATGGGGGAAAATGAGGTTGAGAATGAAAACTTAGAAGAAGAATACAGAGAAATGATTTTAAACTTGTTAGATAAAATGGATTTAAACAAACTAAAGTTTTATTACAGATTTATTTCTGGCATGGAAAAAGAGCGGGATTGACCGCTCTTATTTTTTATCACTTTTTTCGGAAAGAGATTTTATTATATTTTCTACAGAATCTTTATCTTTATTGCTCAAAGAAGAAAAATACGTTAATAATCTTTTGATTCTATCGTAGTCATCACTTCTAGCCACTTCGACTAACAAATCAGCCATATCATCAGAATAAGAAGAATTTTGTTCTTTTCCAGTCATAAGATAATCAAGTGTTACTCCAAAGTAATCAGCTATCTTCTGTAATTTGTCTTGTTTTGGAGTACTTCTACCAGTTTTCCAATCAGTAAAAGTAGAACCGGCTATCCCAGTTGCTTTTCCAACTTTGTATGCAGATACGCCTTTTTCTTCAAGCAATTTCAAAAATATTTCGTACATATTCCCTCCAAATAAAAATAGTTATGAAATCATAAATAAAAATGCTTGACAAATAGACTATGGAAGTATACTATATAACCATAGTTATGAAATCATAAATAGTTTTTGACAAAACGGTTGCAATTTCATAATTAAAAAAGGGAACCGTTTATTTTTTCTTGACCGAAACATATTATAACGGATTTCCTAACTATTTGCAATAAAAAGTTAGAATATTTTAAAAACTGTAAGAGCCGATTGCTCGGCTCTTACAGAATTAGCGGAAATTTTCTGGATAATTATTCCGCAAGGAGCATTGTTCACACGAACCACCGTATTTTACATAGTTACATTGAACAGTACCCTTTAAGTAACTTCCATCTCCGGCATCTATGCAATTAAGAACAACGGAGTAGGTTATCTTTTGTGTCTGGCAATAGCCAGTTATGGTGCGGTAAGAATTCATGATTATCACCTCCATTCACAAAATGTTACAAGAAAATTATATAGAATATTCTAACTAATTTCAAGGGAAAGGAGTGTTTAAATGTATCAGAAGTTTGAACAGCTTGTAAAGGCAAGAGGAATTTCTACATACAGAGTTGCAAAAGATATTGGTCTTGCGCCTACAGTATTTTCAGATTGGAAATCTGGAAAGAGCAAGCCAAAGGCAGACAAGCTGAAAAAGATTGCAGATTACTTCGGGGTTACGATTGAGTATTTATTGGAGTAGAGGTAACTTAAAAAGCTGCTGGAAAGGAGAAATGCAGTGAGAATTTTAAAAGAAATGCTCAATATTTTAAAAAGTATTGACGGTACGCTAAAACGCATTGAGCAGTCTGTTTCAGAGGAGAAACAGCATGATGTGATAAAAGAAGCTGTTTCTCATGCAATGATTGGAGAAAGGTACGAACCTACTCCGAAAGATTTTTGACAGCAAAATCGTATGCCGCTTTTAAATACAGAACTTCTTCGGATGACATTTCTGTATTTCCGCAAAGTGGAGCTTCACGTTTGTCAATTTGATATTCTGAAAGTTTTGAACTGGCATATGTGACAGCTAAGTCATGAATTGTCTTTTCAATCATTGTAGCACCTCCCTTATTTGATGATAAGGGAATTATAACACGGAAAGGAGTTGGAGGAAACGGAAGAGTTAAAACAAGCAAAAATGCAGACACCGATTGAGATTGCGCTTGGTGTTGATGAAAACGGAATGACCACCGCAAGAAAGCTGTATGCGTTCTTGGAATTGACACAGGGACAGTTTTCAAGATGGGCGAAATCAAACATTGTTGATAATGAATTTGCCGTTGAAAATGAGGATTTTTGGCGGTTCGACATTAATGTCGAGACGCCTACGGGCGGTATTGTAAAGCGTGATGATTACAAACTCACAGCTCATTTTGCAAAGAAACTTTCTATGAAAGGAAATGGAGTGAAAGCAGAAGAAGCACGAGATTATTTCACAACCTTGGAAGAACGTGTGAAACAAAAGGTAATTGACCTCAATCAGTTATCACCGGAGTTGCAGATGTTCCAGAAGATTTTCAATTCTGTAGCAGAACAGCAGTTAGAACAGAAACGGCAGGCAGAACAACTGAACCATGTGGAACAGAGAGTTGAGAGCATCCGAGAAGTGGTTGCACTTGATACAACATCATGGCGTGATGATACTGGAAATATTTTAAGAAAAATCAGCATGGAACTTGGTGGCGGACAGGCATACAGCCAAGTAAGAGCCGAAAGCTACGAACTGTTGTCAAAGCGAATGGGTGTAAATCTGAAGCAGCGGCTGACTAACAAGCGCAGGAGAATGGCAGACGAGGGTATCTGTAAATCAACCAGAGACAAATTATCCTATGTGGATATTATTGCAGAGGATAAGAAGTTGATCGAGGGATATACAGCTATTGTGAAGGAAATGGCAATCAGATACGGAGTTGGAAAGGATTAACAGGAGGTATTCATGGATAGACAAATGAACTTAAGAAAGACATTAGATCAGATCGGCGTAAAACATAGCCTTAAGGGTTACGGTTACATAATAAGTGCGGTTGAGAAATGTCTTGAAAATAGAAGCAAACTTATCCACATTATTAAAGGACTTTACACTGAAATTGCAGAAGAAAACAGCGATACAGTCTGGAGAGTAGAAAGATCAATCCGGCACGCGATAGAAGTTACTTGGACAAATGGCAATACAAATGCGATCAACAAAATTTTTGGCTATACGGTTTCAGTGGAAAAAGGAAAACCGACAAATTCAGAGTTTATCGCATTAATAACAGATTTTGTTTCCTTGTATGGTGAGGAGATTGTCAACGGTTCCTATAAGTGGCAGGAGTGATGTGTCTATGAAGAAGTTAGCAAAGGTAATTGAATTAGCCGGTGCATTACTCTTTTTTCTTGGAATCAGTGTGGACGCTGCGGAGAATCCAATCATTGCAATTCCAGTGTTGAGCGGCTTGTTGTTGATTTATCTTGGAACAAAAATCGAAGGAGGATGGACAGAAGCAGAAGAAATAGTCGAGGATCATGTTTTTAAAGATGAAGAAACAGACGATGGAATTATTTATATCTGCGACAGCAACGAAGATAAAGAGAAACTTCCTTGTTATAAAGAAGTTATGAAAAAGAAAAGGAATCATCCGAACCGACCAAAGCTGAATGATTCCCAATCAAAGCAATAGCATAAGCTATTTGCGCCTATTTTAGCACAAGAAAAGGAGAAATTCAAATATGAGAGCAGAAAACAATAAAGTGAAACTTACAGGAACGATTATCACAGAGCCGGAATTTAACCATGAGGTGTTTGGAGAGGGATTTTATAATATGCACCTCAAAGTGGATAGATTAAGTGGGACGGCTGATATTATCCCATTAATTATTTCAGAGAGATTAATTAATCTGAACGATAAATACACGGGCACTGCCGTTAATGTTTCCGGTGTGTATCGTTCTTATAACAAACACGAGGAAAAGAGAAATTGTCTGTTACTAGATGTATTCGTCCGTGAAATCGAAAAAGTAAATCCGGGAGAGCATACAGATTTGAACAAAATCCAGCTTGACGGATATGTATGCAAAGAACCGATTTACAGGAAAACTCCGCTTGGAAGAGAAATTGCAGATTTATTAATCGCAGTCAATCGTTCCTATGGCAAATCAGATTATATCCCATGCATTGTCTGGGGCAGAAATGCGGTGTATACATCTGGACTTCCGGTTGGAACGCATTTGAAACTTACCGGACGCATTCAGAGCCGTGGGTATGTAAAGATGTACGAAGACGGGACGGAAGAGCAGAGAACAGCATATGAGGTGTCTGTAAGCAAAATTAATGTATTAGAGGAGGAAAATTAAGATGGCAGAAAATACCGTTACAATTTCCGTTGAGGAATATGCAGATCTGGTTGCATGCAGGACGAAAGTTCATACAGCATGCGTGATTATCACAAATGAACACAAAAAAGACATTGAGTTGTTTGGAAGCAAGGGAACGACTCTCAATGCAGAGTTGATTGAGACTGTTCTTGGATATGTTGCCGATGAAGCGTGTTTTGAAGAGGCACTTAAAAAATATAAAGAGTGGAAGGAGAAAGAAAATGAAACTGAAAATTAGATCGTTACATATGGAGAATTTCAAGGGAATTAAGAGCCTTGATGTGAATTTCTCTAATAAGACAAGTATTAAAGGACAGAACGCCGCAGGAAAGACAACTATCTTTGATGCGTTTACATGGCTTCTGTTTAATAAGAACAGTGCCGGAGAGGAAAAGTTCAATGTTCGACCACTGGATAAGGACGGAAAGCGCATTGATAACGTGGAGATTAAGGTTGTAGCGGTTCTGGATGTAGATGGCAAGGAAATGGAACTTTCAAAGATTCAGAAGCAGAACTGGGTAAAGAAGCGTGGCACCGATACCGTGACTTTGCAGGGAAATGTCAATTCATTTGAAATTGACGGTTATCCAAAGAGTGAAGCTGATTTCAAAGCTTATGTTTCCGGTCTTGCGCAGAGCGAGGATATGTTTAAGATGCTGACCAATCCGCAGTATTTCTCTTCTTTGAAATGGAAAGATCAGCGCGATATTCTGATGCGCCTCGCAACGGATGTATCGGATGTTGAACTGGCGCAGACAGATGCTAAGTATGCCCCATTACTCGGCGAGTTGGAGAAAGCACCGTCCACAGATGATATCCGTGCTAAGTTTTCCAAAGCGTTATCCGGGTGGAAGAAGAAACAGGCTGAAATTCCGGTGCGTATTGATGAAGCAGAAAAATCCAAGATTGATGTGGATGTGGCAGAACAGGAGCTTGCAAAGGTAGATCTGGTAAGAAGAATCGCTGAATGTGGCAAGAAAATGGAGAATGCCGGTAGCGCGTTGGGCGATTTAAGAAGTAAGGAAATGCAGTTACAGTTTGACATGTCCGGCATGGAACAGACGATGAATCGCGAGTTATCAAACAAAAGAAGCATCATGGATGCTGAATTGCGTGATTGTAAAAATGAGTTAGAACATTTTGCGGTTACGATTTCTTTGAAAGAGAAACAGATTTCTGATAACGAAAAAGCTATCACTGATGCGGATGCAGAGCGGAAGAAACTGGGCGAACAGTATAATTCCGAGAAAGCCAAGGCATTTGATGAAACCCCGTATCTCTTTGATGAATCTAAGTGGATATTCGATGAATCTACAACGGTTTGTTCCTTATGCGGTCAGAAGTTACCGGCTGATAAGATTGAGCAGTTAAAGGCTGATTTTGAAGAAAGAAAGACAAAAGCCAAGGCAGATGCAAAGCGGAAACTAAATGATTCAAAAAGTGACTTTATTACCCAGAAAGAATCCAACTTGGAAGAAATCAAGGCAGATGGGTTTGCAAAGAAAAATCTTATCGAGGAACTGACAAAGAAAAATGCTGATCTGCAAATGGAAATAGATTCCTTAAAGAAACAGGAACAGGGGACTCTTACAAATAAAGAGGAACTTTGCAAACTGTTATCCGAGATCCCAGAAGAAGCTGATTATTCGCAGAATGAAGAATATGTGAAGCTGAAAGCAGAACATGACAAGATTCTTGCTGATATTGCCAAGTTGGAATCCGAGGGCGCAGACAAGGTTGTTACTGATTTAAAAGCCAAGAAAGCTGATATGCAGAGCCAGCTTGACGAGGTGAACAAGGTTATTGCGCAGGCGGCTAACAATGTTGCGATTGATGATCGTATCGAAACGCTTCGTGACGAGCAGAAAGAAATCGGGCAGAAAGTTGCCGACCAGGAGCAGATGCTTTACCTCTTGGAAGAGTTCATTCGTTTCAAACTGGATAAGGTTTCTGAATCCATCAACAGTCATTTCAAGACCGTAAATTTCAAACTCTTTGAAATGCAGTTAAATGGCGGCATGAAAGATTGCTGTGAGTGTACTGTAAATGGCGTGCCGTATTCGACATTAAACAGCGGTCACCGAATCGTAGCCGGACTGGATATTATACGTTCCCTTAGTGAAATGTACGGTGTTAGTTGTCCGATTTTCGTAGACAATGCAGAATCGCTGAATGAGTTCAATGTGCCGGATATGGATGCACAGTTAATTCTTTTGAGTGTTTCAGAGGACAAGCAGTTGAAAGTGGAGGGCGTGTAGGATGGAAACGTTAGGGAAAATTTTAAGCATCGAAGAAATAACGAATGTATCTTTAGGAAATACCGGTTCGTTAAATGGTAGCAATGGGTCTAGGCTTGGCATCATTCAGATAATGAGCGGTTTAATGGGCGGTGCGTCTTATGATGGGTACAAAGTCAAAACGGATAAGCATGAATTTCTTTTGCTGATTGACAATGGACAATGTTGTTGTGAAAGCTGGGGATATTTCTACTTAAATGATGATGAACAGGAGTTTATAGGTTCAGAATTAAGAGCAGTAAATCTTACAGATAAGGCTCTTAATAAGAAAAAGGTAGATGAATCAGGCTATTACGAAGAATGCGGCGGTATTCAGTTTGTCGACTTTGAAACAGATAAAGGTACATTACAATTCGCAGTCTACAATGCACATAACGGCTATTATGGTCATCCAATTATATTCGCAAAAGATAAAAAAATTTTCTATCAGGATACATTGTAGAAAGCGAGGACACCGAATGTCGAGAATAGGAATTGGAAACAACGTCACACAGCCGGATGCGCGGTGTATGTCATGCAAGCGTTGGAAGAGTGCAAGTAAGAGAGGATTCTTTGATTTTGCGGAATACGGACATTGTTCTCTTCCGTATTGTGAAAAAGACGCGATAAATAAAGGAAAGAAAGGCGTGTATAAATGAGCATTGGAGCATTAGGAATAATGGAGCGAATGTCGCAGAAGGATAACAAGGACTTAAAGTTTTCCCCATTATCCAATATCATATCTGCTAATAGTGGCAAGGACGGATGGGGAAATGTGGCGATCGCTATGCCAAATGAAATTGTTACAGGATTACTCACAAAGCCAGATAGTTATATTGGTGGATTATTGATTTGCAGTAAAGAAGAATTCGAAAAGGAAAAGAAAGTAGCGGAAAGTGAGGTATCAGAATGAATTATATCAAAGCAAAATTTCCAAACAGCACAAGAAGTTACACATACCGCACCGAGGATTCTGTAAAAGCCGGAGATACCGTTGTAAATGCCAAAGGTGCAAAGCTGACCGTTACGGATGAAACCGTGGATATGAAGTGGGTGGATACCTACGGTGCTGATAAGGTGGCAGTTGTAAGGAAGTATGAGAATCCACAGAAGGTAGATGTAAATTCTTTGGATGAAGAAACAATATGCAATTATTGCATATATAAATCTGATTGTCCTAAGGATGTTAGATGCTATGGCGGAGAACCCGTCTTTCCTTATTGTGCAGAGCATGAGCCGGAAGATTGGTTTGACGAAGAAACGTATTTGGAAGATTTAGAAGAAAGCGAGGAAAAATAATTATGGCGGAAGCAAAGAAACAGGAAGTAGCGGCACAGGGAAAACAGGAAATGAATACACAGCTTTCTTATTATGCGAACCAGTACACAGGACTTATGGAGCGTGACTTTGCGGAACATGGACTTGTGTTTGATGATTATTCCAAGCAGTGTGCTATGGCATCTATGAGTGCAATTTACAACCTTGTTACATCTAACAAAGCCGCTATGAGCAACTTGAATGGTTCTAATTTGAGACAGGTTATTGGACAGGTATCAAGTCTTCAGCTTAATGCCAATGCTGTACCAAGAGAGTGCTATTTCCAGTTGAGAAGTAAACAGGATGCAAATGGAAACTGGTACAAGGAAGTAGAAATGGGAATCGAGGGAGACGGCAACGATGCACTTCTTCGTAACTTTGGTGTTGATGTTAAAAAGGTATATCCAGTATGGCTTGTGAAAGAAGGGGATGAATTTACATATCCGAAGCACAGAGGTGTTGAAGTTACACCGCCGGAGTGGGAAGAAAAAGGATTATCACAGAAAGTAATCCGTGTTGTTTATCCTGTTGAAATGAATGATGGAAAAATCGAGTACATGATCGCAGAGCGTGAAAGCGTAAAAGGAAATCTTTTCGCCCATGTTCGTAATAATCTGATGAATGAGACTTTCGGTTTACTTGGAACAAAAAAAGATAAGAGTGGAAAGGTTGTACCTAGAACGAGATATGATGCTACGGATGAAGAAAAGAAAGCTATCGCAGAAAAGAAAAATGAAGTTCTGAAAGCAATTTTAGACTGTGAGACTATTGAAGATATGCTTGCCTGTGAAGTTGCAAGACCATACATGAGTGCTGCATGGCTTGATACATCGGAATCCATGATTGTCCGCAAGATGCGTAATAATGCAATCAAAAAGCATCCAAAAGACCTCAATGCTATTGCAAAACAGTCTCTTATGCAGATGGATGAAACTTATCAGCAGACGCAGGAAGAAATTGCGGAAAATGCCAATTCAGAGGATTTTGTTGTAGATGCGGAAGCAAAGGAAGTCGAGAGTGCAGCAGTCGAAGCGGAAGTTGTTGAACCGGCAGAGGATGACGAGAATTTGCCAGATTTCATGAAAGATTAGAGGTGGTCGTATGAGAGTTATATCACAAGATGGCACATTGGATGCACCTTATGAAAGGTTAATAATTACTCTCAGTGGCAACGTAAGCAAAATAGAGTATTGCATTGACGGACTTCTAAGTGATCAAAAAAATTCTTTATTTGTGAAACTTGCGGTCTATTCCGCGAAAGAAAAAGCGCGGAAAGCTATGGAAGAACTGCAATATGCGTATGCGTGCCATAATACGGTGTTGCTTGGCAAAGAAAAAGCCAATGATATTCCGAATGATAAAATGACTAAAGCTGTTATTGGAGGTGTCTTCCAGTTCCCAGCAGAGGAAGAATTGGAGTAGCCTATGGAAGTTATATCAGTCTTAGAATCCGTGCAGAAAGGCATGAAAGATAACATTTACAATTTCTGCAAAGATGGAAAATGTAGCCAATGCGGTAACTGCTGTTCCAACCTTTTGCCAATGAGCAGAAAGGAAGTAGATGCAATTCACAGATATATCCGTAAGAACCATATCAAAGAGTGTAGGCACCTGCTTCCTACTGTGAAGCGACCATATGATATGACATGCCCTTTTCTTGATACAGATAAGAGTTGTGAGAAATGCAGAATCTATCCGGTGCGACCGGAAATATGCAAACAGTTCATTTGTGATAACGAGCAGAGGGCAAAGCATAATCGGGCATTGTTGGGACAGACGAGACAGATTGTTGATGTAAGGGAGGAGTTTTTTAGATGAGCATTGTAAGAGCGTGCAAGTTATGCGGAAGATTACAGAAAAAGGATAAAAAACAGTCTAATGAGAACTGGAACGTATATGGCCCTAAAGCAAAATGCGAATGTGGTGGTTCTTTCGGATATATGGATTCAAAAGATGCAGAGAGGTTGAGAAACCATGATTGATTGTTATGTGTGTGGTTGCCGGACAAGAATACAATATTTCGACTTTATGAATGGCAAATTTGTATTAAAGGACAGATGTTTGAATCCGCATTGCCAAAAGTACAATAAATGGGTAAGAGAGGTGACACAAAATTGAAACTTAAAGTCTTAGGTTCCGGTTCGTCCGGCAACTGCTACATCCTGGAGAATGACGAAGAAGCCTTAATAATTGAAGCTGGATTACCATTCATGGAAGTGAAGAAATCATTGAACTTCAATGTGATGAAAATTAAGGCTGTGATTACTACTCATTTCCATATTGACCATAGTCTTTATAGCTTACAATATGTGCAAGCTGGCATTCCTGTTTTTGAACCATGCAGACCGCCGATAAAATATTCTGAAATGCGTTTTAGAAAAGGAAATTTTGACATAAGGGCATTTGAAAACCGTGATAAATCTGGAAGATGGCTACATAACAACGGAGACGGTTCAGAGTGCCCGTGCGTTGGGTTTTACATTACGCATCCAGAGATGGGAAGCCTTGTGTATGCAACAGACACGGAATACGTCAGATGGAGATTTAATGGTGTTAATCACATCATGGTGGAAGCCAACTATGATATGCAGTTCGTTGACAGTGACGAGCCAAACTACGAACACCGCCTACGAGGTCACATGAGCCTTGATACGGCACTTAAATTTATTTCTACTAACGATAACCCGGCATTAAGAAATGTCGTTCTAATACACTTATCAGATAAAAGTGGAGATCCCGCACTTTTCAAACAAAAGACGGAAGAAACAATTAAATACGGAGCAGATGTTTATATTGCAGAAAAAGGTTTGGAAGTTGATATGAACCTTTGCCCGTTCTGAAAGGAGAAAAAATGAAATTATACAGTTATTTTTTCTGCGGTGAAAAGCTGGAAGAAAAAGCATTTGAAGCAAAGGAATGCTCTAAGACATATACCGCCTTAGAACGTGGAACCGGTTGTATATATAAGGGTATGAGAATTAATAAAGAGAGCATTGGCAATCTTATTGAACATTCTAATACAATCGTATTCTTGGAAGAAAGCAGGAATGCGGCGATTGAAGCGTTCATTTCAAGAGAAAAGAGACGTGCGGATTCTGCAAAAAGAAATCTCGACCGTGCACAGGAAAACATTGCGCATCTTGAAAAACTGAAATAGGTTGCAACACCTTGGCATTTGCCTAAAAGAAACCAATTCATGCGGTATCTGAAATTTTGGCAAGGAATTTAATATATCACGAAAAACTAAATTGAAAGCCATGAGATACCTTTGGCGGTTGCTAAGAGTGACCGCCAGAAAGGAGAATACGTGTTAATAATTGAGGATAAAGGACAGAAAGAGGGCTTACATATCCTTAAGAATAGATATTTCAAAAGCCACGATATGGAAGTCTTGCGTGCACCATTGCCGGTTGGAGATTACATAATTGCCACAGACAAGGTAGCGGATGTTATCCATAGAAAATCAGCTAGAAAAATGGAACTTAAAAAGATGGATTTTCTTGGCACATATGATGTTTCCGTTGACACGAAAAAGGACATGCAGGAAATTGTAGGGAATATCTGTGGAAAAGCACATCCGAGATTCCGTGACGAGTGTATTTTGGCGCAGAACAACGGAATTAAGTTATATGTGCTTATTGAAAATACAGACAAGGTGTATTCCGTCAATGATGTATTTACATGGCATAATCCTCGAGTGGACCGGTATAACAATATTGCATATATGCACACACTTGGAAAATTGCTGAATGTACCGCTACCGAAAACAAAGCCGACATCTGGCAAGGTATTGGCAAAAGCTATGCTGACAATGCAACTTAAGTATGGCGTTGAGTTCGTATTTTGTCGCCCGGAAGATGCTGGGGCAAAGGTTATTGAATTGCTTGGAGGTAGTGAAAATGGCGGAGAATAAGCGGTATTACTGGCTTAAACTGATGGATGATTTCTTTGATAGCAAACGAATCAAAAAACTCCGAAAGATGGCTGGTGGCGATACATATACGATCATATACCTTAAGATGCAGTTGTTGTCGTTGAAAAAGGGCGGCTACTTAGAGTATTCCGGCTTGGAAGATGAATTTTACAAAGAGATTGCCCTTGATATTGACGAGGACGAAATCAATGTTCAAGTAACGATTCAGTATCTTCTTTCCTGCGGATTGCTTGAAACATCAGATTCCATTGAGTACAAGTTGCCATTTGTGCAAGATAACCTAGGAAGCGAGACGGCAAGCACTCGTAGAAGTCGTAAATCTAGGGAAAATGCACAAAAAGTGTTGCAATGCAACAGTGGAGCAACGGAGTGCAACATTTTGCAACAAAATTGCAATGTAGAGATAGATATAGAGAAAGATATAGATACAGATATAGAGATAGAGAAAGAAAATACAAAAGAAAGCGTGCCTGCATCTGATTTGGACTTTGACGCGGAATGGGGATGGGAATACACGATCAATGCATATCCAAAGAAAACGTCGTTAACGTCTGCCAAGGTAGCATGGATGGACAAGCTTTTAGAAGTTATCGAACCGAACAGAAAAGCCGTTGCAAAGCTGATATATGAGGCTACAGTGGCATATGTTACTGACTATATAGAGAAGAATCCAGATGATACGAATTATCGCTACATACCAAAATACGGAGACTGGCTGAAAGAGGATTGCGATTACTGGATTCGTCAAGTTGAGAAACGAAAGCGAGGTGAGAACAGTTGACGGAAGCAGAACAGGGAGTGATCGGTTGCGTACTGATCGACAATGATTCCATGTTTAAGGTTTACAACAAATTGAAGCCGGAAATGTTCAGCTCTGAATTTTGCCAAGATGCTTTTGCTGAAATGCTTGCCATGTATGACCGGGGTGAAAACATCAATATCGTTTCGCTGTCTCAGTCACTTGAAAACCACAAATGGGAGCCGGAAATGATTGCCGGTGAGCTTAAGGAATGTGTTGCCGCAACTCCGTTATCGACAGCAATGAAAAACTATGCGGATGCAGTCATTAAGGATTGGCGGGCAAGGGAAACGAAAAGCCTTTTCCAGAGAGTGAGCCTTAGACCGTGTGATATTGATAATTCGATCGCGGAAGTTCTTACAAGGCTTGAAGAAATCCAAGTTAATCAGTTGAAGAAATCTAAGTTGATGAAGCAAATCGTATCAGAGAACAAAGATAAATACTTCAATGATGATGTTGGAGAGGACAGGGTAAAGACAGGATTTTACCATCTTGACGATTGCCTTGGCGGTCTTGAAGGCGGAGACATTACAGTTGTTGCCGCGAGACCGGGAGTTGGTAAGTCTGCTATTGTGGCACAAATAATCGAGAATATGGCAAGAAAAGGCTATAACACTTGTTACTACAACATGGAGATGAACAACAGTCAGATTTATGAAAGGTTTGTTTCAAGAATGTCAAAGATTGGTCTGACAAGAGTTCGCAGGGCAAAGGCTTTTCTTGGTGGAGAGAAAGAAGCATTTGACAAGGCAAATGATGAACTTGAAAAATATCCGATCACAATTGACGATCAGACAAATGTTATTGAGGAAATAAGAACGCAATGCAGGCATCAAAGATATGACGTGATCGTAGTTGACTATCTGCAATTGGTACGGTGTAACCGGAAGTTCAATAACCGTGCATCCGAAGTCGGGGAAGTTTCGAAGCAATTCAAAGCACTTGCGAGAGAGCTTCACGTTCCGATCATCCTATTGTCACAGCTTAACCGAGTATCGGAAATGAATGCAACGAAAGAGCCTACAATGTCCGAATTAAGAGAATCCGGAGATATTGAGCAGGATGCTTCCAATATTATTCTTATGTGGAATTTGGATGAAGACAGAAAATTTAAAGGCTTGAAAGTTGAAAAGAATCGACAGGGTACACCGTTTAGAGAAGTTGTTCAGTTTGAAGGTGATCGTATGGAATTTATGGAGCGAACCGAAACCATTGAACAGATTCAAGCACGGATGCGACAGAAAGACGGTTTCCGAGAAGTATGTGGCGGCACACCATTTGATTAAAAGGTGAATGATTATGGCAAGTAAGAAATTTGAAAAAGGTTCCGAAGAATGGCAGTTTTTTAATGACTATTATAAATTCCGGCAGCAGTTTTATGAAGCTGATAACGAAGATGAGTGGTTCCAAGGAATGATGGAAGAAGGGGAAATGCTAATTAAAAAATATGCACGGACAAATATATCAAAATATGTTCAAAGTCTTGTATTTAGCCATTTTGAGGATGTAGAGAGGAGATGGAAGAGCAAATGAGTAATACACTGACAAGAAAGAAAAAGCGGATGCAGCCACTTGGATATTCCAAGAGTGAACTGATCGGAATACAGAGACACGCCAAGGCACAAAGCAATGCGGATTATCTAATAGAGGAATCCTATTATAACGTCCGTATGATGGCATATCAGGCACTGCATGATAAGTTCGGATTCGGACACAAAAGAATCATAAAGGTTGAGCAGACCATTGATGCATATGTGGAAAATGCAAAGGATGGAACGACAGGCGAGGAACTTGGTTTTTATCTGAAAGATAAATGCAAGATTGACGTGCGAAAGGAAACAAATAAGATTCCGTATCGTGAGAGCTTTTATCTGGTAGAAAGAAAGATCGCACCGAACTGCATGATACAGGCAAATAAGTTTTTACTGGCACAGGTATTTAATTACTTTTCAATGCTTGGTGTCTGCCTTAAAACGCAGTTTAAATTTTCGGGAAATCAGATCAGACAGGTTTATGAGAGAATCAGATATTTGATTAACTGCCTTGCTACCGGATATGAAACCATGACGGGGATCGCAAGTGTTTTGGAATGGGAATGTAAGTACATTGACAAGCGTTTTATCGGAAAGACGTATGAAATATAGGAGAAATGGTTGATGGACAAGTTAACTGTGGAACTGCAGGATGGATATTTTGTAGAGATCGATTCTCTGAATCACACCCTGAGACAGAGATACACCGGACAGGATAAGGACGGCAATGAAAAAGAAAGCGTTCGGACAATCGGATATTTTGGAGACATGAAGCAGTGTGTTAAGGCTTTGTTAGAGCGTTATCCGAGGGAGTTATCTGAAAAGGCACAGATTTCTTTTGATTAATATTTAGAACTGTTGGATAAGGCTTATACGAGGTCAGAACAGCTTGTAAACAATCTTGGAAAATGACGGAGATATAAATTGCGCAGAGAAAGCAAAGAGAGACGCAGAATCATAGCAGAGATGGAAAACCATCAGACGAGAATACCGAAGCATCCAAACCCGGATGCATTGAGAGATTTTAAGGAAGTACCGTATCAGTTGCGGTACGGGAAGGAGAAGAATGCTGATAAACAAAATTAAAAACCGGATATCTGAGGCAGCAACAGAAGCCTGCGGATATTCTCCACTAACAAAAGTGGTTTCGGAGGAAGAAATCAACAGGATTTTGGAGCAGGAAAGCGGATGGATGCCACTGCCGGAGCCGTACAGAGTAAGCGCAGAAAATGCACAGCCTAAAGAAACGCCACTCACTGAACAGCCGCAGACCAATGCAGACCGGATCAGAAGCATGACGGATGAGGAACTGGCAGAATGGTTCAACACTGTGACAAAAGATGTTCTTGGTGGAAGCACTTGGAATAAAAAAGGATGGCTTAAATGGCTTAAGGCAGAAAGTGAGGAATAGCATGGAGAGACTAACGGAGAGAAATCCATTGTGGATTGATGATGAACTGTGGGAAAGGGCATGTGAACCGGATTGCGAGGAAATAGATGCCGTATATCGGAAACTCAAAGACTACGAGGATGCTGAAGAACAGGGATTACTTCTGAAATTGCCGTGCAAGGTTGGAGATACTTTGTATCGGGTAAATAAAGGAGCGAAAGAGCCAGTTATTATGATGCGCGTTATACAGTTATATATCAAGCAGATTCATAAAGACATAACTGTTATGAGAATTGATGCTATAAATGACGCTGATATGTGTGAAAGTTGCTATTTACCGTGCGACATTGGCGAAAGGATATTCCTTACCAGAGAGGAAGCCGAAGCCAAGCTGAAAGAAATGGAGGGGGAAAGCGATGGGAGACATAGTTAAACATATACCGAAAGATGATCTGTGTCCATTCTGCGGAAAAAGAAAATCAACTCTGCTGTGCGATATGCCGGTCAATATGGTTGTCACACATGCACGGGGAAGCGGATTTAAAAGTTATACCATGACCTGTGATAAGAAAATCTGCACGGAATGCACCACAAGAGTGAACGGGTTTGATTTCTGCCCGGATTGTGTGAAGAGGATCAAGATAACACCGAAGGGAGTGAAAGAGTGATGGAGAATAGATATTTATGCCGTGGAAAGCGGATTGATAATGGCGAATGGGTGGAAGGATGTTATGTGCTCATAGACAACCACTGCTACATATATACAGGTTCTTTGTGTAATGGCGGTTTATATGTTGTTGCCGAAAGATTTGAAATCCAGATTGATACATTATGCCAGTGTACCGGATATGAGGGAATCTATGAGAATGATATCTTCCGGTATGAAGATGAAGATTTCGTTATCAAATGGTCAGATGATTCATTGAGTTGGGAAGCCGTATCCATATTTACTGCTGAAAGCGTTTCCTTGGCAGAGTTCAATCCGGATTATATAGATGTCATTGGAAACGAGGTTGACAATCCGGAACTGTTGGAGGTGTAGTCATGAATGAGAGCAAGGCAATAAAAATAATCAAGCAGGAAATGGGCTGGGAAAGTAAAAGCAGTACACTTAGAGCTTTTGAGGAAGCGATCAAGGCACTGGAAGAAATACAGCAGTACCGTGCAATCGGCACACCGGAAGAATGCCGGGCGGCTGTGGAGAAGCAGACGGCGAAGCGACCGAGAATTATTGGAAATGCAATGATTTGCCCATCATGCCCAAGATGTTTTAAAAGTGCTAGTCCCACATATTGCCCGAGTTGCGGTCAAATGATTGATTGGGGGAATGAAGAATGAACAAAGAACTTAAACCATGCCCGTTCTGCGGCGGAAAAGCAATGTTCTTTACCATTGTAAATAAGTCATCACATTCGGATGTTGGAGTAATGTTCAAAATCAAATGTATGAAATGCGGAACAGAACTTCCAAAAAGCTATGAATGTGAGATGTATATGGATCAGGACGGTGGAATCAGAACAGGAAAAGACGAGCGAACAAAAGCAACTACAGATTGGAACAGGAGGGCAAACAATGAGACTGATTGATGCGGATGCGCTGAAGAAAGATTTAAAATCGGTTACTTTAAGCAATGGAACTTTAGTAAATACAAATGCAGTATTGTATTTACTAGAAGAATATCCGACGGCTTATGATGTAGACAAGGTTGTGGAGCAGTTGGAAAATGAGAGAAAGTTTTGGGAGAATGCATACAACAGGAATTTGGGAAAAGAGAAAGCAAGAAGTTATGAGCACGCAATCGAGATTGTGGAAGGCGGTGGAGTAGATGGCAATTAAACCGATTTTATTCAATACCGAGATGGTTCGGGCAATTCTGGCCGGAAGAAAGAGTTGTACAAGGCGGATATGCAAAGATGCAAATGAGTATACCGTACCGGATATGGATTTTTACAATGCTGACAGGCGGACTTATGCAGTACATAACTTTGTTGATAAGGAGCATATGGAACAGTTAAGTACGGCGGAGAGAACCTGTCCTATCTGTACGGGCGATATCCTGTATGTTCGTGAAACATGGAAAGAGACACCGAAAGGATACTATTACTACGAAGATTGGCAAAGAAATGATATTGCAGATATTACAAAATGGAAACCATCCATCCACATGCCAAAAGAAGCCGCACGCATCTGGCTCCGGGTCACAGACGTAAGGGTGGAGCGGTTACAGGAAATCACACCACAAGGAGCGTGGAAAGAGGGTGCGAGATGCTCTTGCCTGCATCCTGTACCAGATTGCGTAGGAAATAAAACCGCTTTTATTAGTATTTGGAACAGAACAATTAAGGAATCCGACATTGACCGGTACGGATGGTCTGTAAACCCTTATGTATTTGTGATCGAATTTGAGCGGTGTGAAAAGCCGAAAGGGGTGTGAGGTATGTTTAACAACTATGAGGAACTTTTGGAAGAAGAAGCACGGATACGTCAGCAGGAAGAGGATGAAATTAAAGAAAATCCATTGATGCAGTACAGCACATCACAGCTGAAAGCAGAATTGCGTAGAAGAAAAAAGGAGCGGTGTTAGGTATGGCTAAAGCAGTATTGATTATGGATATGCCGGGATCATGCAGTATGTGTAAATTCCTGTATGAATTTCAAGGAATTAAAAAATGCCAGCTCATGAATGTGTTAAACAATGGTGCTTCGAAATTATCACAAAGCACATTCACCGAGAAACGGCATGATTGGTGTCCCCTCCGGGAGTTGCCGGAGAAGATACCAGAGTTGAAATCTGGTTATGAGAGTATTGACAGAACATTGCACCTGGAGGGCTGGAATGCCTGCTTAGATGAAATTTTGAAGTAAATCGAAAGGAGTAAGAGGTTTTCCATTAGATTGGATGATTTAAAAGCAATAAAACGATGAATTTGTTGCGTAAAACACAACATAATTAAATTTAAAGTGCGCTATTGTAGATATGTGCACGGAATATCAGAAAGGAGCCGAACCTCCGGCCGGGGTAACGATATATCGGGTTCCTTTTAGGAAAAATGAAGAAATTAAAATGT